AGGAGACATATACAAGCCCTGTCCTGCTTTGGTAGTTGAATCTTGTGCTGTTAATCTAAATATCTGTCCTACTACAATACTGTCACCAGTTGGAAGCGCAGTACCGACAGCAGCACCTTGAGCCAACAATGCGGTCAACGCATCGGGTCCAGTCGCTGAGCCCGTTCCGCCTTGAGCAATTGAGAGAGGGGTTGTCATTCCTTCTATTTGTATTGTATTAATTCCTGAATCAAAGATAGGCGTTCCATTAGAAACTGTTTGAGGTGTTGTTTGATCTAGTTTCAAACATACTGTTGTTAAATAATTAGAAGACACTCCTGAATCCTTTATGATAATCATTTTACCGCTTATTCTATCAATAGAAATAAGATTACCTTCTGTTATATTAGATTCAAGAACAATATCATTAACTGAGAATGAATTAGACATAAAATTTATTTCCTTTTGTTTGTTTTAATATTCTTTTTTATTCATTATAATTCCTTTTGTTTGCATAAAAAAATTTAGAGGAATTTTTGTGAAATGAAGAAATGTATAATATATATTGAACCAAAATTTCACCATAAGGAGGCTTATATGAATCCTTGTCGAAGACGCCGTGGAGTATTGAAAGCTCTTAAGGTTCTCAAAATATGGTCATCTCTAGGAATTCATGATTATCTAAAGGATTTTAAAGAAAAAAAGAAATATATAAGATCTATGGTAAACACAAGAAAGCCATGCTCTTGTTCTATGTGTGGAAATCCAAGAAGAAATAAATGGGAATCTAATGATTCTAGAATAACTAGACAAGAAAAACGTGCAGAAATTTCATTTAAAGAGCAAATGCAAGAAACATTATCACAAGAAGAACAAGATTTAGATATATTTGCTTTAGCTGAAGGTGAAAAATAGAAGGTCTTTTAATTTTTTAGAAGAACTTTATTATAAATCTTTAGTAGAAAAGGCTTCATCATGAATTGGTATAAAAATATCAAAGTTAGCGCCTCTGATCGTAGGGCTTTTCCAGTTCGTCATTATGTTGATAAATATAGAGACGGAACTGTCGATATTACATTTGATATGACCAGACCTGGTGGAACATTCCGTCTTATGACAAGAGAGCCAGTTTCTAATTCCTACCTTAATTTAGGTTCTTCTGGATCTATATTTATAAAATTAAAAGACGAAGGAAAATTAACTACTCCTTTGGCTAGACGTAGAAAAGAATCGCAAGAAAGAATTAATTCTCAAACCAATCAACCGCAAGAAACAGTAGAAGAAGAACCCCAACCACAACGAAAGCCTCCTGAACAACTTCAATTTAACTTTTCAAGCAAAAGATCAAAATTGTTACATAGAAAAGCTAGAGTTAACAGGATAAAAGGCGGAATGGGCGACAATGTAGAGGTTAAAGACGTTGATAAAGAAGAGTTAATTATGGGAATTAAAGTAGAGTTAGAACATATTGGAAAAGGAGTGAGCATTCCCAGTAATATTATCAGAGAATTTGTTGAAAATCAAATTGATGAAAATAATAAAACTTTTAAAAATCAAAAGATTCTTGAAACATCTCAGGATATAGCCATAGATCATTTGTGCGAAATTGACGATTATTATACGAGACTTGCAAAGATGGAAAAAGAAGCCAAGGAAAATAAGAATGAAAAAGAAATCAATTCCGATGTTAAGGATAATACTAAATGAACAAACCCCCTGTACTAATCCAACCGAAAATACCAAAGAATGGATAGAAAAAAATCAAACTATTCTCAGAACCTTTCTGGCCTACTGTTTTCATTTAAAAAATGCAGTAGGATTGGCCTCAAATCAAATAGCCTTCCGTGGCAATAGAATTATGGATAGATTTTTTGCTACAAAATCTTCTGGTCATTGGAAAATTATTATAAATCCAGAATTAAAAAGCATAAAGGGTGATAGCATTCGATGTGAAGAAGGATGTTTAACGTGGCCCAATAGAACAATTATTGCAGAGAGATATCCGTCTATTTTAGTCTCTTATTGGAATCAAGATGGTTCTTTTATAGAAAACGAATTTCTAGATGATTATGAAGCCCAGGTTTGGCAACATGAAATTAATCATCTGGATGGAAAACAAGAAATACTTAAAGATCTGCCTATTAAAAAAGAAGAAAGGCTACCTGGCAGAAATGAACCGTGTTTTTGCGGTTCAGGCAAAAAATTTAAAAAATGCTGTGGTAAATAACAATTAATGGAGAGTATATTTTTATGACTAAACACTACGTCCTCGATACCAACGTGTTGCTCTATGATCCTAATTCCATCACTATGTTTGAAGACAATAAAATACATATTCCGATGGTTGTATTAGAAGAGTTAGATAAATTTAAAAAAGATCCCAACGAATTAGGAGTAAATGCTAGATAAACAATTAATTTTTTAGATTCGCTTAGATCTCGTGGAAAACTTTCAGAAGGGGTTCCATTAGATTCAGGAGGAACGCTTATTGTAAGTTCTTCAGATCAAAAAATTGATTCATCTTTATCCACAGAATACCCGGACAATAAATTGCTTCAACTTTCTTCCTATTTAAAAACACTTAATCATGGCACAAGTGTTATTCTTATAACAAAAGATATTAATCTGCGAGTTAAAGCAGACGCAATGGGAATTGATGCTCAAGATTATAAAAAGCCATCAGAAGGAAATGGAACCAATTATGATGGAGTTTTAGATTTGTATTTAGAATCAGAAATTATAAATAAAATACATTCTGATGAAAATGGATATAGTTTAACAGAAGATTATGGACTTGTTGAAAATCAATATATTATATTGCATTCAAATAATAATGATCAACACAAGGGAATAGGTGTTTATAGAAAAGGAAAAATTTATGCAATAAAATCAAAATTAAAAGCTGTTAATATAGTGCCTAAAAATGTTAAACAATCATTTGCTCTTGATGCATTATTAAATCCTGACATAAAAGTTGTTACACTTTCCGGTATAAGTGGAACAGGAAAGACACTATTATGTACATCTTCAGCAATTCAACAAACAATTATTGATGAAAATTATTATAGAATTACAATTACAAGACCAACGATTTCAGTTGGAAAAGAACTGGGGTTTTTGCCTGGTGATTTGGAAGAAAAAATGGACCCATGGATAAAACCGATCTACGATTCAATTGATTTAATTAGAGACACAGATATGAAAAGTGGAAAAAGTAAAATAAATACTGCAATAAAATTAGAAGACTATATACATATAGCTCCATTATGTTATATAAGAGGCCGCAGTCTTATAAATAGTTTTATGATCATAGACGAAAGTCAAAATCTTTCTCCATTGGAAATAAAAACTATTGTTACTAGAGTTGGACAAGGAACAAAAATAGTATTTACTGGCGATATTTTTCAGATAGATAATCCATATTTGAATAAGCATTCAAATGGTCTTTCTCAATTGATAAAAAAATTTAAAGGACAGAATTTTTATGCTCACGTCACTCTTACAGATGGTGAAAGAAGCGATGTGGCAGAAGCAGCAGCAACACTTCTGTAATAATTTTAGGGAAGAGGGAGGCTTGACCTCCCCTTCTCTTGTAATTCTTTTTTAAATTTTTCTTGAATTTCTTTGTCATAAAGATTATAAACTGGAATTCCAATAGACTGTGCTAATCTAATTGCTTGTCCGGTCCCACCACTTGCTTTACCGTCTTTTGTATAACACACTACGAATTGAGAAGGAGTATCTTGGGAATCCTTACCTATGATTTGTGCAGAATTTCTAATCATCAATCTTTTAACAGCGTATTTAAAATATTGAAAGTTAGGATGATGTTTTTCAGCAAGTTTTAGATGTATCTTTTTATATTTCCAATTTTCACCATCATAGATAGATTTATTATCTTGAAAATTTGGCCATGGCAGGAATATTTCTTTCTGATCCCCAGCACCTTTTTCAAAGGCCGAATCGGCCCCTTCTGCTCCTCCAGACCGTAGTACATATCCTTTTACCTTAAAGTGTTCAGCTATTTTTGTCATTAAATCCTGAATGTCATCAGGCGTACTTCTAGAACCTATGCCGGCATAGTATTTTGTGTTTTCCATAATTTCTTTAAGCTCCTCAGTGTTTAGATTCTTTTGAGCAGTATTTTCTTTTATTGGTTCTGGAGTGTAGGTCGATTCTTTTACTTTTGATATAATAATAGCCCATTTTTTGTCGTCTTTAAAATTTTCACCTATTTCAAATAATATATCAATTGTTTTATCTTGTAGTTTTTCTTTGGCGTTTGATTCATAGATAAAACAATCAAAATCAAGTCCATCAAAAGCAACAAAAGCTCCAGAGCCGCTTCCCCATTCATTTATACTTTTACATTTTATGTTATTTGTTCTGAATAATATTTTTTTGTTTTCCTGTCCAAATGGACCGAATTTCTGTATTTTATCACAGAAGTCATCGTTAATTGTTTTAAACGTATTTGTTTTTAGTAGTATATCATATTCGATTGGTTCTTCTTTTATATTATTTTGTTCTTTATATTCCACAATTGCTTTATTAAATATATTATGAGCTTCTTTGGCATATTCTTCTTTGAGAGTAGCGCCTGCTGCCATTTCATGTCCACCGTAAGTTTCAAAAATATAAGAAACTTTATCCATAACTTCTTTTATATTAATTCCTTTTACGGAACGTGCAGAGCCTTTTATTTTATTATCGTGATTCCCAAATACGAGTGATGGAACACTGTATTTGTCAGTTAATTTACTTGCAACAATTCCGACTATTCCTATTTCCCATTTATCATTATAAATAAGTATGCTTTGTTTTTGTAGATTATCTCCTATTTCTTTAGTTGCATATTCAACCATTTTTTTTTGTAATTTTTTTCTATTTTCGTTAAGTGCGTCCATTTCAAGGGCTAAACCAAATGCCTCATCTTCATTTTTTTCATTTAATAGATTGATTACTTTTTTAGCATGTTCTATTCTTCCATTAGCATTGATTCTTGGACCGAGTTTAAATGAAACATCCTCAACAGAACAATTTTCTGGATCTACTCCACTCACTCTCATAAGTTCAATTAATCCATGATTTTTTACTGCATTCATTTGTTTTAATCCATTCGCTACAATTATTCTATTGTCTCCATAAAGAGGAGAAACATCAGCAATAGTTGTGATAGCTGCGTATGGCAATAATTTGTCTGGATTAAATTTTAACTTACCATCAAGCTTTTTAGCTATTTGATATATGAGTCCTCCAGTACTATATGGTGGAACATTCTCTGCGAGTCTATTATTAATTATTACATCTGCATTGCTTGCGAAATTTTCTTCATCAACAATATGATGGTCTATAACAACAACATATGGATTGTTGTGTTTTTCTTTTAGAATTGCAATTTCTTCTTTGGAATTGGTTCCACAATCTAAAAAAACAACCATTCCCACAGGCTTGCTTTCAATCACATCAAGAAAATTCCAAATAGATTTTTTATTTAATCCATAACCGTCTGTTTTTCTGTGTGAAATGTAAAAATTAACATCTTTACATCCTCCGCTGTATAATATGTTCTTGAGCATAAAAGATGAGAATGTGCCATCCACGTCATAATCTCCGAATATATAAACAGTTTCTGGTGGATTAGTGAAAATATCAACAATTTCATTAATATTAGGAATTATGTCGGGATATTGAAGGTCATTTAAATTATTATTTATAAAAGAGTTAAAATCATGAATATTTTTTATTCCATAATCTCTTACCGAGGCTATAGTACATGTAAGATTATCTTTGATTGTAGTAGAAAGATTTTTAAATAAAGATGTATTTAATGTTTTTTGTTTCCAGATGTATGTCATTGTATTTGCTCCTTTGTTACAGTTCATTATACAAAGTTAGGAGAACGAGTTAGATGGAAAATGATTATTATAAAATACTTGGTGTTGAAAAAGATGCTAATGATAGCGATATTAAAAAAGCATATAGAAAATTAGCAAAACAATATCATCCTGATAAAAATCCAAACGATAGTAATGCGGAAGAAAATTTTAAAAAAGTCACAGAAGCATATAATGTTCTTTCAGACAATAAAAAAAGATCACAATATGATCGTTTTGGAACCGTGGAAAATAATATTCCATTTGGAAATGAAGAAATGCGTTGGAATCATTTTAATTTTGGTAGATTTAATAACAGATCTCCATTTGGTTTTAATGAAACTGCTGACAATGCAGTTGCTGAAGTATCAATAACAATTAGAGAAGCATTTGATGGGTGTAAAAAGACTATTAAATTTAAAGTATTAGAGAAATGTGATGAATGTGATGGAAAAGGACATGATAAAGATGGTAGAACAGAAAAATGCAATGTATGTGATGGATCTGGAGAAGTTGGATTTGCGAATATGGGTTCAACAATACTAACAAGAACTTGTTCTTATTGTGGTGGAAGAGGAGAAAAAATTATTAGTCCTTGTAGTAAATGTAAAACAAATGGAGTTTTGCAATCAATAAAAAGCATTGATATAGAAATTCCAAAAGGAGCAATGTCTGGTAATGTTATGAAAATAGGTGGCATAGGACATTATATTCCAAAAATAGATAAATATGGGGCCGTCGCTGTTGTTATTAATGTGGAGAATTCTGAATTTTTTGTAGCAAAAGGTCCAGATCTTTATTGCGCGGTTCCATTAACAGTTAAAGAAGCTGTTTTTGGCGGTGAAAGAGAAATATTTACTTTACATGGAAAAATTAGTGTAAAAATTCCAAAACAGACAAAGAATAAATCTGTGCTTAGAATTAGAAATAAGGGTCTAAGAAAAGGCGTAAATAGAGAAAATGATTTTGGAGATATGTATTTGAATTTCTTTATTGATATACCTGATGTTGAAGATTTAAGATCGGATCAAATTAATGAAGATGGGTTTTTATATAAAGTTGTGGATAAATTTAAAGAATCAACAATATAAAAAAGGCCCGCATAAAGCGGGCCTCTTTTAAGTTTGAAAAATTATTCAAAACAAACTTTTACAGAAGTATTTTTTTCTGGTTCTTCTATTTTTTCATTAATAATTTTTGGAAGACTAACTTTTAAAACACCGTTTTTATATTTTGCAGTAAGCTTGTCCACATCTTGTTCTACATCGTTAGATAAACGAACAGTTCTGCTATAACTTCCTGAACTGATTTCGCTATAATATATTTTTCCGTCTTCTTTTTCTTCTTTATGTTCTTCTTTTTTAGCCTCAATAGTGAGATATCCATTATTAATAGTAACATTCAGATTATCTTCAGTAATGCCTGGTAATTCTACTTCGACAATATGTTCTGTATTCGTTTCTGAAATTTGTACTTTTGGAACTAAACCATCAAAATTGGATAATTCTTTTGATGGCCAATTCCAAAAATTGTCAAAAAATGGATCGTATTTTTTTGGCCACACTGAGTTTCTTTTTACTAGATTCATGTTTTTTCCCTTTCAATTTAATGTTTAATGTTTAAACACGACTGACAACATTAAGCAAGTTTTGTGCCAACTTTTTTATGGCAACTTGCTTTTTTGTTCTGACGCCTATTGTGACATTATGTCTCACATTGTGTCAAAAGGATTTTTTCAGACGCGCACCAATTATACATAAAAGGAGATGAAATGTCTGAAAAAATTTATAGTCCTGTTTTAGATTACAAAATGATTATAGAAAATCTTTCTATTTTTAATTCTATATCTGGTTTTTATGAAGAATACAATAAGTTAAAATCAAAAACTCGTGGAAAATGTGAAGAATGTAAATTTTCTGAAAGAAATTCTTTTGCTCAATTTATTAGAAATAAAATAATAGAAGAAAACATGAAACATATATTTTCCAATTTAAATCCACGTACAATAATACGATATGGGGGGAAAATATATAGAGCTTCTGATTTCATTTAGGAGGACTTAAAGATATTGAATATAAGCCTCTTCGGTCTAATATAACTGCACAATTTTTTTCTTTGCTTTTTGTAACAATCATAATACAGTCATCTAAATGAAGAAGTCTTTTTTTATCCATCTCATCCTTTTCTTCCATTTCTTTTTTTAGTTGTGTTTTCCAGTAATCTGGTATTCTTCCTATATGGATTATTTCTCCACCTATAATTTTTTGAAGTTCTTCTATGATAGTAAATAATTTTAATGAAGAATCTCTCGCATTTTTAGAATCATTTGAAATCATAGCATTTTTTATTTTGTTTGATTTTATAAGTTTAGTTACACAATTTTTTAATTCGTCTTCGACATCTTTTGCATTTAATCCAGAACACAAAATCTCACACTCAAATATATAATCTGAACCAGGTTTATATTTCATGATTTTCCTTACAATTTAGAATAATCTATTTCTTCATCAAGAACAGAAAGATCTTCTACTATACCAGGGATATCATTTATAATAATTTCATTATTATCTACAGATATTTTTTTATTATCTTCTAAAACATCAAAAACTCTAGAATATGCGCTGCTATAATTTGAAAAATTTACTTCGAGAGGCTTATATTGATTTTGAATTGCAAATTTAACTATTTCCACAATATCTGGAGCATAATGTTTAAGTTCTTTTCTATATTGATGTTTTGCATGATCTTCTTTTACTTTCATTATAAGCAATCTAAGAAGCACTGATAACGTATCCTTTTCAATGTCTTTGGGTAAGAACCCAAGATTATTTGGTTCTACCCAATTTATAAGTCCATCATTTTTTTGTGGCATAAATCACCTCCAACTTTTATTATACCTATTAACTAAAGGAAAAAATAGTTTTTAATTCAATATAAGAGTAAACTCAAACTTAGGAATAAACCATGGACATTGAGAAAGAAATAATATCTTTAGAAAATAAAAATCAACGCTTAGAAAATAAGTGTGAAAATATTTTCGATCAATTAACTGAGTTGAGAACTGTCATCCAAGAAATATATAGTGACTCATCAAAGAGTGAACGATTTTTATGCCAGGAAATGCTTAAAATTTCAAAAAGATTGGAAGACATGGCAAAATCAATCAATTCTTCAAATACAACGCATCTTAATTTTTCTCCACATGTAAATCCTAAAATAACTCAATCTCCTACTATTATTTCAGACAATTCAGAAAAAATTCCTTCTGTTGAAGATAGTAATAAAAAAGATTTTTTTAAATTTGATTTGAAAAAAATAGTGACCATAGGAGTATCTGCTATTGTTGGTTTTATTGTTATTGTAGGTCTTGTTTCTATGTTTGTTTTTAAGTTAATTGATATTTTTGGTTCACTGCTTAATTAGAGGGATTTTCGATGAAGACTCTTATTGTAGATGATAATATTAATGTTATTGAATGTTATAAAAGACATATTAATCAAAATTACAATTATTTAGTTGATTTTGTTGCAAATCCTTTTGACGCCATTTCACTAATAAAAAATAACTACTATACAAGAATTGTTACAGAAATATTTTTTAAAAATTGTACAACAAATGGCTTAGAAATAATTAAAATAGCAAAAAAACAAGACATTAAAGAAAGAATAATACTGACATCAATAAGCCATCCAATAATAATAAAAAATACTGGAGCAATTCTATTATTAAGAAAACCAATAACAAAAAATAAAATTATAAGTCTTATATCAGAGGAAATGAATGATTTTTTAAAAATATTTGAAAATAAAGAAATTTCTAAAACAGAAAATTTTTCATTATTTCATTCGATAACTATGTAATATCTTTAAGATCATTGGATGTTATATATTTTCTAGTTAAAACCTTATTATATTTTGTAGCAACTGTAGCCACACATATTGAACTTCCATAATTAATTCCTTTTTCATAGGACGTATACACAACGACCAATTGATTCTTTTTATTAAAACAACAATTGGGATATGATGCTTTTATGGAATCATTCAATACAGTTAGTGGTTTAACTCCCATAATTCCATTTTTTTGTTCAAGCATACCGAGAGTAAGATTTTTTCTATTTTTTTCAGCATTATAAACTATTAACGGGTTGCCATTATTATCATTTAATGTCGATATTGATTCATTATGGTTTGGAATGGAACTTATTTTTGTTTCTCCAAATACGAATGTTTTTTGTGCTGTACTAAAAATTATTTCAGAAAATGGGCAGCAACATTCTTCTGGATAATAGATCAAATTCTTTTTAAAATTTCTGAAAAAAACAAAAAATTTATCATTAAATTTAACTACTGATGGTTGAATTACAGGAAAATCATTCATGCACATATATCGCTCCATCAATTGCCCTTTTCCAAAATGAAAAATCATGCCTCTGCTTATGCTCTCATCATAACACGACAGAAGCAGAGAATCTTTATTAAAATAATATGGATTAGTTCTAGGACAACAGTAAGTACTAAGAACATATTTGTCATTTTTTTCTGAAATTAAATCTTGAACACATGTATATGTCGTTCTCCAAAGATCAAAAACATTATTATTCATTGGTCTTGTAAACATACTATAACAACAATATAAATTATTATTATAAACCATCAAAACAGGATTGCCACTGCCTATTGGCATTTGTTTAAAAAATTTTAGTTTACTTTTCTCTTTTTTGAATATAAGAACTCTCTGCTTGACACATTCTTGCTCGCCAGCATAAAATGCAACATAGAATTCACCCTTATAATAAGTACATGATGGACTATGTAGAGCTATTAATGACATTATAGTGTTATTCCAGTTTCATTATTTATTAAATCTTCAAATTCTTCAGCCTCTTCAATTCTTAATTTTCTTGCATTATCTTCATAATTTCCTGATTCTGCTTCTCCAATATATTCATTTATAGCATCGAGAGTATTATAAATTTCTGTTTCTTCAAGAAAAATAACCATATCTGATTCCTGTGATAAACATGTTTTTTCTATTCTTTCTATTAAATTTTTATATACAGGATCATATGATCTGCCATCAACAAAATTAAGCATAGAAATAAAAAAATCATATTCTGCTTGTCTTAGAACAATTTTCATTTTGAAACTCCTTTAATTTTTGTATTAACAATTTTATTATACCTAAATTTTAATAATTCCAGTCCCATTACCATTATCAAGTATTACTTTTTTCTTTCCATTAGAAATTTTTTCAAAATATTTAATACTATGTTCACTTTTTTTCAGATTATGATAATAAATATCAATATTTTCAGAAAAATAAAAATCATAAGTATCAAAAATGGAATCCATATATTCGTCATTTACCATATATTCAATGACAAAAAGTCCAATCTCATCTTCAAGAAACAATTTTCTTGCTACTTTTAAAATGTCATTAGCAAACGCATCTCCTTGAAAATGTTCTACAAAGCCATCATTTCTTTCTGATAGGGCGGAGAATATTCTCTTTTTTTCGTAAAACTCTTTTTCGCCTTGTTTAAATTTATTGAGAACGTCTATGGAAAGAATTTTTTTAGTTCTGTCTTTAAGTTCTGAGGTAATGCCAAAAAGTAGGCTATAGTTTCCATTTCCTATTTCTAGGATGTTTATTTTATTTTGATATTTTAAATACATAAGTGAATATATAAATTCCCATTTATTTCCATGGAATTCAATATCTTGCAATCTATATTTATCAATATTTATTGTGTTTTTCATGCCTTTATTATACGTTGCGCATATGATAAAAATCATTTTATGCTTAAATAAAGGAAATTCTTTATTATTTTCAAATATTTAATTAGGAGACAAATATGAGTGAACTTGTTGATAAAATTTTTTCTATATGTAAAAACCACAAAAACATGCTTAATGATGAAAATGAAATTGCCATAAAAGCAATGATAAATACTGTTGTTAGTAAAAAAGAACACGAGCCGACAAAAGAAGACATCATGAAAGTTTTTCTTGGCCATGTAAATTTGTCAGAAGTATCAGCAAAAAACATTGATTGTATTGTTGAAAATATTAGAGCAATGATTTCTAAATGGGAAAAATATAAAAATTCATGAATCTTTTGGATGGACATATTATATATCCAAAGCTTACGGTGGCTGAATTTATGACAGAGACAGCCACGTGGTCAATTGGACTTCATGGAGTTATTTGTGATGATGCTGGTAGCGCTCACGATGATTTGGCCGTCAATCTCATAAATTATAACGCGCTATTAAGTAGAGATCTTTCTGTTTATGATTATGATTCTGATGAAATGATATATTATAGGACAGAACGAGAGCGTTTTTTATTTCATTTTGATCGTATACATAGAATACAATGGAGATATAGGGCCGTTCTTCATGGTCTTAGTGCCTATCCTGCAATTAATTCTCAAGATGCACTTAATGCTAGTTATTTAAAAATAAAACATTTAGCTGATTCTTCGTATGCAGTTTTATTTCTAACTTTGCCTTCTTATATTAACGGTGTTGACAAAATTTGTTCACAAATTGTAATAGATTACACATATTCGAGTGGAAAACATGGCGCAGAACGCAGCATAAAGAATTATGATATGAAAAGGACTTCTAACGTATATTATGTATATGACCAAGAAGAAAATTTTTTCTATAGATTGTCATAAGGAGATAAAAATGTCAGAAGGACTAGATGTTAAACATATTCAAACGAGATCTTATAGATTTTCTGGTTATAAATTAAAAAGAGATGAAAACAATAATATTATAGTTAGCGATCATAGAATTTATCAGCCTGAATATTGGAAAACTAGGGCAATATCACTTCCTGAAGGAACTCAGCCTTATGAATCGATTGGGAGTAAATAATGGCAAAGCAACAATCAAAAGAGAATGTTTTTGATTTTACAGACTTTGAAAGTGTAATCAATAGAATTAAAGAAGAAACTGGAGTAAAAGGCGCTGATTCTTCTGGGAAAAAACAAAAAGTCGTAGATATAATTACCTTTTGTGAAGATGATAATTATCTTGGTTTTCTTAGTACGCAGCCTCCAATTATTTTAACATTGGTACAAAGAATTATTCTTAAATGTTTTTACGCAGGAAGTGAAGCAAATGAAAATTTACATCTATCAAAATCTGAAGAAGAATGGTTAGAAAATTGGGCCGAAAATAAAGATAAACAAAAGCAAGATATTATTCGAAATGTATTACAGAAGCACCATGATAAAATAAGAATATATGAACTAATTTTGGTGCTTGGTAGGAGAAGTGGCAAGACGCTATTAGCCTCTATTATAGCAACTTATGAAGCCTATAAATGTCTTGAATTATACAATCCTCAAGAATATTACGGATTAGCGCCTAATAACCCTATTTTTATACTCAATATAGCAACAGCAGCTCCTCAGGCCAAACATCTATACAATGAGATACGTTCAAGAATTAGAAATGGACATTATTTTAGGGACAAACTTAATCAAGAATCAAGTAGTGAAGAATATACATATTTATTAACACAATACGATAAAGATACTAATGAAAGTCTAATTAAACGCGGTCGTCACAAAGAACTTATTAAAGGAAGCATTATTATTCAATGTGGACATAGTAACTCGAATTCTTTGATGGGTAGTGGTATTATTTGTTTAATTTTTGACGAGTTGGCATATTTTAATGAAGGAGCAGGAAAATCTGGTGGACAAAAAGTTTATGGAGACCTAATTCCTGCTACAAAGGCTTTTAGACATCCAGACGGAACTCCAGCCGCAAGAGTCGTAGAAATTAGCGCCCCTGCCGGAAAATCAGGCGTTTTTTATTCTAACTTTAAAGTTAGTTTGGAGCCAGAAGGACAGAACATGATGTCATTCCAATTTCCGACATGGGAATGTAGTCCCAACATTAAATGTAAAGAAGATTTATCAGCAGAATTCAAAAAAAATGAAGCAGAAGCTATGATAAGATATGGTGCTGAGTTTAGTGCTACAATGGCTAGTGTATTTTTCCCTCCTGAAAATATTGATGATTGTGTTGAACATAATAGTTTTTGTAAAGAAAGAGGAACGCCATATTTTAAATATTATATGCATGTTGATCCAGCATTGACAAACCATAATTATGCGTTAGTAATATTACATCAAGAAATTTTTCTTGACAAAGAATCTCATGAAAGAAAACGAAGAATAGTAATAGATCATATAAAAAAATGGACACCTAGTCCTGGAAGAGAAATTAGAATTACTGATGTTGAAAATTACATAATAAAACTATGTTCAAAATTTAATATCGGCTCCATTACTTTTGATGATTGGAATAGCGCTAGTACAATACAAAAGTTTAGAAAAAAAGGACTCCCTGTAAAAAGAACTCCATATAGAAGCTCATATAAACAATTAATATACGGTGAACTAAGGGATTTGGTAATTGAAAAAAGGCTTAAAATAATTCCTGACGAACTACTTATTGGTGAGTTAAAAAGTTTACAATATCGTCTTATTGGAAATGGATTTAAAGTAATGCCAGATCCAGAAAGCGAATATCCGACTGATGATTATGTTGATTGCATTGCGGGTGCAGCACATATGGCTCTATCTTCTAATCTTTTTGATTTACCAAAGACAACAGTTATTAGAACGAATGTTGGGCTAGGAGGAATGATTCCATCTTTGTTTAGCAGCAAGCCGCTTGTCGGCTATAGGAGTGACAACTAATGAATTGGTATAAAATTAGAAAAAGTGCAGAATCTATAGCTGATTTAGCTTATAATGAATGGAAAAATTCATCTTTTGATGCTAATGTTGGTACTATAATTCATAGAATTTATCAAATTGGAGTATCAAAAGATGCTAAACGAGATGAATTAGATGAGCGTATTGAACAGGTGGTGAAAGAACTTATCAATGAAGATGGAGAATTACAAATGTGGCATAAAGTTATAAAAGATAGAAAATATTATGGAAAAATTAAACATTCAGTTAAAAAACAATACAAAAAAAAGATAAACGAAATTGAAAAGAGTAAACGCGGGCCATTGCCTATAAATACTCCACAAACTCCATCTGCGCCTCCTGGTGGTGGAGGCGGAGGCGGTATGTTAATGTAAAAAAAGGGTTTTTTATATTTTTCTAAGAATTTGTAAAGATAAATCAAGCATAAGGAGTCATATAATGGGATTCAATCTAAAAAAAGCTAAAGTAGAATATAGTCATACTGATGCTCTACTCGATGAAAAGAGAAAGCAAAGAGGACATGAATCTCCTGACGGAGGAAATTACGAAAAGAATTTATTTAAGAATCACAAAGATAAAGATGAAACGGATTTGTGGGAAAAATCACTTAAGAAACATCATAAAGAAGAAAGTGATTCTCCTCGCACGACCGAAGCAAGGCTAGAAGATGGTGATAAAAGAGATGATCGAACGCATAAAACAAACACTCTTCCGATTAATGAGCTTGCCGAAGAGGCACAGAGAGCAAGATTAAAGGACAGGGGAGAAAAGACTACTGACGAAACTCACTTCCAACAATATAAAAAAGAAAATCTTGATCTTAGTAAAGCAAATTTTGCAAGATTGGATGGAATCAATAGACAAATTGATAAATTGTGGATGGCTTCTTCATGGAGTAGACTTACTAGTGCTGAAAAGAAAAAGGTACGTACTCTCGTAGAAGAAAGAGACAACATTGTAAGGTCATAATATGATCGTTGGAACACTGAAAAATTATATTCTTCAGGAAGAATCCGTCGAAGGATATAAAATTAGAGTAATGCGTCTTGATTCTTCAGATTTTGTAGAACTGGAGATTAAAAAAGATGACGCCGTTGTTGTGCGTAAAAGAATGGATAATTTAGAAAAAGCTAAACAATTTATAAAAAATTTAAAAAATAAATTTAAAAAAAATCCATCTAACAAAAAATTTAATTTAAAAAATAATAAAGAAGCAAGAATAAATAGTGACAATCCTAAAGCATTTGCACCTGGCAGTCCCAGTGAACAGCCATTTATGGGAGATGGACCAGGAGGTTTATTGAATCACATAAAAGTACTAAAAGATAAAAAGAAAAATCCATATAACAGAAGAAATAAACGAACAAGAGGCAGAGAAAAATGGGATGAAACGAGTGGTCGAGAAAAGAATGACCAATTCCAACTTTCAAGATGGGGGCCTGAAAATGGTCCTAGTAGAGATAGCGGCCCAGACAGAGATGGATTTGAACGCGCTCTTGAGAAAGAGCGTGAAGGGCATAGACCAGCTCTTCCAAAAGGAGAAGATTCGATAGATTTAATGGAAAATCCGGATAATTATAATCCTATTTATGATTCTGGTTATCCAGGAGATAGAATTACAGAACAAGATGTTAATCAAAAAACTAAACATAGAGAGATAAAACAAAGACAAAAACAATTACAAGATATTGATGAAAAAGATATGTATATGGTTGTTTATAGAGATAGTGGAGAAAAAAGAAAATTAGTTGACTTGACGTTTCAAGATGCTACTGAAAAATTAAGAAAGCATCCTGGAGCTAAAATTGTAAAACAGATATAAGGAGATGACAAATGATTAAAATGAAATGTAAAATTGATGGTAAGAGAACTGTTGTGTTGGATTCGTGTGGTATATCTAAAATAAAAGATGGGGATATATTTAGCATTAAAAATGAAGACGTTATTCAACCAGAAATACAATTTCTTATTTCAAAAAATATATTAACAGTAATTGAAGAAATCAAAGATCCGCTTGTCATAGAAACAAAAGATTATATTAGACCAAGCTTTGTGGTTTTTAAATGCAATCTTTCTGAAAAAAGAAAGCTAACACTAGATAGTATCAAAGGCACAGTACAAGGAGGACAGAAAATAGAGATAAAAACTGCTGACATTACCAATGAAGATATTGCATATGCAATTAGAAATAATTATATAAAAGCCATCCAGGATACTACTGAAATCGCAGAAAAAAATGAGATTAAACCAATTATAGAAGCTAAAGTTGATTCAACTGCAACAATTTCTAAAGAAACTGCTTCAGATATATTAAAAGAAGCAGAAAAAATTGTTGAAGATGTATCTATAGAAGAAGTAACAGAAAAAGTAGAAAAAGAAGACGTGCCTAAATTTAGAGTTAATGAAAATGTAGATAATGTTTTAAAAGAATTAGGTGAAGAAATTGTAAAATTAAATACTACAAGACCTAAAAAAACAGAATCAAACAAAGAAACATCTACAAAAAAGACAAGCACAAGAAAGAAAACAACTAAAAGAAAAAGCACTGTGAAAAAGAACAATGTGGAAACAGCAAGTAAGGAAATAATTGATGCAACTACTTAAAACAAGTAAATTACATGCAAATTCTAAGGTGGAATGGGATTCTATATCCGGCACTAAAGAAGGTAAAATTAAACAAATTATGGGAACTCATGCTAGCATAATAGATTCTTCTGGATTAATATATATTATTCCAATAAAAAGAATTAGGAAAAAAATAAATGTCCTATAATAATCAAGAATACTCAAATGAATTTTATGAAACGCTATATGAGCTAGGTGTTTATGCGCAACCTGACCAAAAAATTGCTGTTTCCGAAAAACTGCCAAGAGGGCACGTGGAAGAACAATACATTGTTTCATTTTCATCATTTGGAGAATGTGTCTTATATTTAGAATCTGAATTAGAAAATGAAGTCTCTAATTTTATCGCAATTTGGAATTCTTTGGAAGATGAAATAGATCAATTAACATTTGAAAAACCAAATTATAATCCTACAATTCAAGACGATCTTGTTTTTTCTTTTTTAAATTCAATCATAATAATTGCACAGAATTATGAAGATTTACAAGAAATATCGAAAAAAATGTCAATGTTAAAAAGAGATTTATTTTTTATTGATAATGCCTTTAGAGAAAGACTTGGATATTTTAGTATATTAATTCAGTCAACAGACGCTGAAATTCTTGGAGAAAATGAAAGACTATTAATTCTTAAACATATACAGGAAACAAATCAAGATTCTAAAATAAAAAATATGTTAAAATATGCATATTATTCTCCATGGGGAGGAATGGAAGAAGGCGTAGGCCCACGTGGAAGAAATAATCCAATGACGCCTTTTGGAGGTTATGATTATTGGTATGATAGAGTTATGGACGGAACAGATCTTCATGATTATAGCGGTGGACATGCTACTGAAAAATTTGTTGGAAGAGATGGATATAATAAATTTAAAAAACATCCAGATTTACTCAAAAAGACACGAATAAGATTACGCACAAAGCCTCTTCGTTATTTGAGTAGAGAAAAAAGAAGAAGAATGAAGGGAAAACAGAAGCATCAGAATAGGCACAACGTATCTCCCAGCGGTATGGTTAAAAATGAATTGGTAACAGATCCAACTCATTATTATTGGTGGGATCAGCAAAGAAATAACCCATATTTGTGGTCAGACAGAGGCGAAAGCGGTGTGTCGCCAACATGGGAAACATATCGGTAATATTATGTCAAGTACATCAAAATTCAAACGAATAGTAAAAGAAGTTGCATCAATAGCACTATCATATGGAATTAAAAATTCCTATGTGGTAGGAGGATATCCGCGATCAATTATTATGGGAACTACAAAAGATGATGTACATGATTTGGATTTTGCTTCAGCATGGCCAGGAGAAGCAACCAAATTAGGGACTCTTGTGGCTTCTGAATTGGTTGGAGATCTTCCAGAAATATACCATCGAACAGGTACTATAAAATTCACATATGAGGATGTTGATTTAGAATTTCAAGGAACTCTTGGTTCCGTGGCCGAAACTCAACCAATTATGTCTGAACTTATTAAATATGGCATAGCTGTTTCTCCGCTTACTCTTAATATTTATGCTAGAGATTTTACTATCAATACTTTAATTCAAGATCTTAATAATTTACAAATTTATGATATAACTGGTTTTGGCGTTATAGATATTGAAAATGGATTAATAAGATCAGCTATTAATCCATCTGTTATGGCTAAAATTAATACATTAATAATACTTAGAGCCATAAGATTTTCACTTAGATATAATTTTAGAATAGTAGATTCTTTAAGTGAAACTATCGATCAATATAAGCACCTTCTATTAAAAAAATATACTCCAGAGCGACTTCAAATTGAAGTTTTAAAGATGCTTCAGGAAAATTATGAAGGAACACTGTATATGTTGAAGAAATATAGATTAGAACAAGTTTTAGAAAATAAATCATATAATATATTTGATATTTTAGATCGCATAGATATTACTACTTTTGATGGGGATCTAAAATCATTAGTAACAGGAGATTTTAAGTCATGAAATGGATGAAAAGCAAAATAACACAAGAATCGTTGGAAAAAATAGCAGAAAAATATGATGTAAAAATTGTTAAAACTGCTCAATTTGGTAATGTAGAAGCAATAGAAAATTGTGATCCACCAGTATTATATGAAACAAATACAAAAGAAGCTTCTGAAAATCATATTCCTATTGAAGGCGGAAGATTTATTGATTTAGCCGGATTGCAATCTACAAGCGCAAGTTTCTCAAATTTATTGAATCCAATTTGTAAATATGCTTTTGCAAGAATATTAGATGATTTAGGAACGCCTCTTTTCTTTACTTCAAACAATTTTTCTAAATATCCAGGAACATGTGAAATATCTGTTGACGTTGATAAAACAGAGACTGTAGTTAATGACGCGTGTGTGGTATTTCCGGATAAAATTTTAACAATTGCAGAAAGTTATGGTACTGTTTCAATTAATTGTTACGCAAAAAGTAAAAAAGATACAAAATCATTTATTAGTGGACTGAATAAAAAAATGAGCAAAGAAAATCAATATAGAGGAAAATGCTTATTCTTTTCTGAGGACAATATAATTTTTAGAGATACTCCAACAGTCGCATGGGATGACGTTGTAATGGAAGCTAAAAATAAAAATGAAATTAAAATAAACACAGTTGATTTTCTTACTAACAAAAAATTTGCAGAACTTGGGATTAACAGAAGAGGACTTATTTTGTACGGTCCTCCAGGAACTGGAAAAACAATGATGGTTAAATCCCTTTTCAATCAAATGAATGATGGATCGGTAACTAGAATTTATGCTACAGCAGACACATTTACTTATCCCGCTGTTGTAACACAGCTTTTTGATTTCTTAAAATTTGCTGGTAAAACGGTACTTGCTTTTGAAGACATGGATTTAATTAGTCCAGAAAGAAGTGATGGAAGTGGCAGAAAAGTTCTTGGAGCACTTTTAAATAATCTTGATGGTATTAGAAAAATGGAAGAACCGCTCGTTGTCATTGGGACAACTAATGATATTACTATGATCGATAAAGCACTAGCCAATAGGCCATGTCGTTTTGATAGAAAAATTGAAGTACCATTGCCTGGAGAAGAGCAGGTCAAGACCTTCTTTTCTATGCTTATGGGTTCTAGTGTCACTGACGAGATTATATCTTTATCTAAGGGATTTTCAGGCGCACACATAAAAGAAGCAGTAAATACAGCAAAATTACTTGCTGCTCAAACAGATTTGGATACATCAAGTTGTTTAAAAGACGCCTGTACAATTATTCGTGAGAACTTTTTTCCAATGACAAAAGAAGCAACAAAAACATTATATAAAAATAAAGAAGGAAATATGAAAAAAGAAGCGCAAGTAGCATTAATAACTCCTTTTATTACTAATCCAATGGGAGATTATAATTTTATTCCTCTTATGCAATTTTTTAAAAAATCACCCGAATTTTCTAATAAAGAAGCTACATCCATGTGGAAAATATGGAAAAATCATGAAGGACAAATAGATAATAATAAAATTACCATTAACGAATCTAAATATTCAGATGCCATATCAACTCTCACAAAGAAAGAATTAATGCAAGGTGATGGTAATGGGAAGTATGCTCTTACTGATAAAGGAAAGAAACTTTTAAGAAGCATAATTCTTACAACTGAAGTAAATTCTTTTGAAAAAAACGCATCGGAACCAGAAGAAATTAACATGGAAACTATAGATAAAAAAATCCATGGTGGAACTAGTAAAAAAGTAAAAAAAGCCTCTATAAAGAATAAAAAAATAGAGAAAGATTGGTATTTTAATGCCGTCAGAGACATTCAAAAAGATTAAAGTAGAGTTAGCAAAAACTACTGCTGAAAAAGAGGCCGGGTTAATGTTTAGAAAAAGCATTAATCCAGACTCAGGTATGCTTTTTATTTTTGATAGTAAAAAGCCTCTTAGTTTTTGGGGCATGAATACATATATACCTCTTGACATAGCCTTCATAGAAGACGATAAAATTATTGATATAAAAAAAATAGTTCCTTTATCAACTAAACAGGTAAAATGTGAAATCCCATGTAATCGCGTAATTGAAGTTTCTTCTAACTTTTTTGAAAATAATGGAATTAAAACTGGGAGTTCTATAAGAGTGAATGGAGACGAAGTGACATTTTTGTTATAAACAAAAAAAGGAAAAATGGTGTCTCTAATGAAGGTTATATATGTAGAACAATTAAATAAAATAACTAAAGCCAATATTTTTGATGGCGTTATTGAAAAGGGAGATGGAATTTATAAAAAAGTAATGGATGCATTCCCTGGAGATACTGAACATGCTAAAACAATGGTTTCAGAACTTCAAGAAGAGGAAATGGAAAAACAGTTGGCTCAAGAGGCCCTTCAAAATAGACCTCCTGATCCTCAATCGATTCAGTTAAATACTGACGAACTTACGGAAAGTCAGCTAAGAATATCAGATGCCATTTCGATGCATAAAGATGTTAAGATAGGATATTTTACATATGCCTCTAGTATATATATAGAAAGAGAAATAAAACCAGAATATATATATTATGCGGAAACAACTAGAAATAATGTTTTAGTTAGTTGGTGTTATGATTGGAATGATTATAGAGCATTTATATTAGACAATATAGTATTCGTAGAAGATATAAATAATAAGCCAGAAATAGGATAAAGCTATTATGAAAAATAAAGAAAACCTTCAGAAGATAGCGCACCAGGTTGGAACGCAAGGCTATGCGCTTATGAATGATCGAGCTTTCTGCAATTGTCAGAAGAAAAAGACTGAAGCGATGGACAGCGCATGGGAAGCATGGAATAGTTGTTGGGAAGAATATAAAGATGCTTATAATGGAGATCCAGATAAGTGGCTTGAAACATATATCCCTTTGTCATCAAAGAAAAAAGTTCAAGCTTCGTTTTCTCCTAAAATAAAGAAAATTGTTAAAGATAATCTAATTAATGATGTGGAAGCTTTAAAAGGAGAATCACCATTTACAGGAGCATCCATACGAAACGTTTTAAGATCTTATGCGCTTAAGGAATTGAAGGATAAAATAGAGAAAGTTTCCAATTAATAATAGGAATAGATTTAATCAATTAGAGTAAGCTAACAAAAATAGGAGTGCAAATATGAAATTCATTACAAGTAGAATTATATCACCTAGTAAGGTTAAGAGCCTAATGGAGATTATTGCAGAAAAAGAAGCAGAAAAACAAGCGGTGGTTAAACAAGCTTCTGTAAAAACAGAAAAGACTGTAAAAAAAGCATCTATTAAAGCTGTTGAAAAAGAAGAAGCTAAAGTTGTTAAGAAAGCTGCTATAAAAACAGAAAAGACTGTGAAAGCTTCAGTAGAACCAAAAAAAGAGACAGTAAAAGATTCTAAAGAATACAATCTTAAGAATGTTAAAGTTGCAAAAAATCAATATACTGAGAAATTGGGCACGGTTTGGAAAAAACTCAAATCTAAAGCCGCTCTTTCTTCACAGGACAGAGGTTTTCTCTTTGAATATTTCAAAAAGTACTATCCTGCTGATTACGTAGAAGCCCTAATTGCTCAATACTAATCTGGGAGGTGTAGAATGAAAATAGTACCCTTTGGAAAACAAAAGGGCCAGGAAGACGAATTTTTCGTTTATGCTGACCTTTTAGAAGATACTGGGATTTCTACAGATAAAGATAGTGCTTTTGATCTTCCGGCGGGATCTCAATCTCCTGGTAAAACAAAAATTGACGAAGTACAATCTGCTATAGAAAATGTAGTAGGAGAACCAAGTCTTGATAATTTAATGATTATCTTGGCGGCTATTGGTATGTCAAAAATTGGCATGAATTTATCTGAAGATGGCTCAAGCCTTTCAGTCAGTGGAATTATAAGTTTTACTGCGCCTGAAGAGAAAATTAGTAAAAAGGAATAATGTTATGAAAATAATTAAAACTGAAGAAAAACAAGATTCTCAATGGGCAACAGGCTTAGTTGAGGCCAGCATTCCAAAATATGCATCTCTTTCTGTGTCAAATGGAAAAATAATGTGTCCATTAAAAAATATGTTAGTATCAACTGTTAATTGTGAAATTTGTCAATTCTGTACTGGCATAGATTTTATTACAGCAACTAATGCTGAAGTTATTAAATGCGCTCACAAAAATAGCCATAATATTAAACAATCTAAAGTTGATGAAGTTGATAGATTGTTTGTTTCAGACAGTAAAGAAAGAGAGAAACAACGTACTGACGGAGTAACCGCTGAAGATCTTAAGAGCATCTTTGCACGTTCCACTTCCAAATTTGATGAGATTGATGAAGAAGATCTTATGAATGGGAGTAAAATTGTTTCTGCGAAAAATATTACAGAAAACGAAAATGATGGAACATCTAGTTTCATTCCAAAAGTTAGCAACTCTATTTTTAATTCTGAAATAATTAAGAACATGATAGAAGAGCAGAAACAAGAAGATGATACAAGAGATAAAAAAATTGCAGAAGCTAAAGTTGAAAAGGCAAAAGCTAAAAGAGAATGGGAAGATGAAACTCATAAAAGTCTTTCAGAAATTGGCTATGAACCAAAAGGACCAATTATGTCTATTTCTCATGAAACTGAAGCAAGTAATCCGGACATCTCAGAATATAAATTTAGTATATTTGATAATAATTTAGAAGATAAAGTAAAAAATATACCTGAATTAACGGATGGTGAAAAACTTAAAAGTCAAGCAGATCAAAGAAGAGAAAATATTAGTAGAACAAAAATAAAAGATGATTGGGAATCTAATCATTCAAAAAACACAACTACATCAGAAATAGTTAAAGGCTTTTTTGATAAAATGCTTGGAGAATAAATAGATGCCATACAATAGTAAATCTTCTTCAATAATTGAGTCGCAAAAAAACGATATGATTCGCTATGCCTGTAATTTAGTTGCAGATAAAGAAAAACAAATCAAAATAGCATCTATTGTTGGAATAAAATCAACAATTCATTCTCTTCGTGACGAATTAGATTCATTAAGAAATAAATATTCTCAATTTCTTCCTCAAGATCCTATAGATATGGGAATAGGTGAAGGATTGACAGAAGAACAACCAATGCAACCAATAGAAGACAGTTTTGGTCAAGAAAAAGACGGTGATCCAGTACCAACAAATGAATCTGAATTAAATAATATTTTATTTCAATCAATAGCAGATTCTTTTACAACAGTGTTAAATGAAAACGACGAGCCTGTTTTTGATGTTCGTCTTTCCGATCCTAACACTATTATTATAGAATATAGTACAGAAAAAGGAGGAGTTGAAAAAGCTCCTTTTATTTTTCAAAACTTAGATCAATTTATGAAACCAATTCTTTTGGATATAGTTGATAAAGTTGGTTTTGGAGAAGAAAATCCTGAAGCAAAGAAGCAAGCACTGATTGATGAAATTAAAGAACCGATAGAAATGTACAGAGACAGTCTTGAAAGTAGAAATTATAAATCAGGAACAAAAGAAGGAAAAAACGTATTAATATATAAAAGAAGTGAACAGAGTTTAGTTATGGCAAGTAAAATTTATGATATATTAAAAAAACATGGTTTGGCTGGACCTATTGCAGATATGGATTATGAGGAAATAGCCCAATCAGATAATATGGATAATACAAATACAATGGGAGAACCAGTTATGGAAGCAAAAAGTAAATCTTTTAATTTGAGAAAACATGCGGACAAGCTGTTTGATACCGTTCGAGAAAGAGTAATTCAAGAGACAGATCCGCAATATAAATCGAGACATGGAAAACATGCTCTTCCATGGTATGAAGATGCTTATATTCCAGAGGTTGATTATAAAGAAAATATAATGGATAAATACTATCCTGAACAACTTAATGCTGATGGAGAATACAGGGGCGGATATATTAATGACAGATTTATTGTCCATCATAATACTGAAGGAAATTCACTTCATGTTAAACCAGGAACGCGTGGCGCGCCAGATAGAGTTGAAAGTTATTCAACTGAAAGGCGTCTTGAAGAAATGAGAAATAATAATCTTAGAGAATATGAATTGTCTGAAGGATCTAAAACAGAACAGCAAACAAATGAAGTCACTGCTTCTAAAAATGAAGAAATTGTTATTTCAGAAGATTGTGGACTTTATAAAATTGTCTGTGGTTCTAAAGTTGCTTATTTAGATACTGAAGAACAGATAGAAGCTTTCAAAGAAATAAAATTATTGTTAGATCAAGAACATAATATTATTTCAGATACTAAAGAAGAGCTAAACCAAAAAAAAAAATAGCTCAAACAAATGATTTTATGACAGAAATGCCTGAAAATGAAGAGGCTGGAATCTCCACAATAAATAATACTGAAGCAAATGAAAATGTATCTACCGACTTGTCCCCAGAAAATCCTTTGCTTTCTATTGTTAATGAATTAAGAAAACAATATCCTGAAACTCCTGTTGAAAATCTTATACAACAAGGTTTAATACGATTAACTTCGTCTGGAATTATTACTTCCGAAGCAGAGCGTTTTAGAATTGAAACTCTTAGGGCACTTGGTATTCCTGCTAAAGAAAGAGATTATGGTCAAATGGAAGTTGATCATTCAACTAAACAAGAAGAACTTGCAGAAATAATGGGAGAGTGAATATGAAAGAAAAAATTCAAATAACTTTTTATCAATGTACTGGATGTGGATCTAAATTCAAAAAACAATGCACTTCTATTGTAACATGTCCTATTGAGGAAAAATGCAAAAAATGTGGTTCAGACATGAATAAAATTGGCAATCCATATAATAAATCGAAATCAATTTAATAAATGAATATGAAAAGGATAAAAATAAGATGGACAAACCTATAAAATTTATTCAGTCAAATAAAACAATAGGACGTAATAGACAGGGGCGTAGCGGAATTAGTAAAGGTGTCGAAAGACAAGATATAAAAACACAAAAATTCGCTTCTTCTAATACTGTTTATACTCAACCTCACTTCTATTCTCCATTACATACACCACAAAACTGGCAGATTCCTAGTCGAAGAGAAGAAATATATCAGTGGCAAATCATTGATGGCCAACTACTTACAGAACAAGGAACATATGTAAATATAGAAGATTTTGAATTTATACCAGAAGAAATTATAGAAGATGCTGTTACTGGTGGGCTTTTATATAATAATATAGAATCTCAAAATGTTATTACTGGCAAAGGTAATTTAGAATTTCCAACAAAATTTAGCGTTCGTGAATGTATAGAAAAAGAATGTTATAAATTTAGTTCAACAGGACAGTGGAGAAATTTTTCTGTTTCTGAAGAACACGGTATTTATGTTATTGACGGGGATGATTATAGAAAAAGAAAAAAAATTAAATCTGATAAAGAATATTGTTTAAAATTGGGAAAGAAACTTGGTTGGGCGAAAATAGAGACTTCTTTTTTAGATTTAGTTATTAGAAAAGAAGCAAAAGACGTAAAGCTTAATGATTATCTTTTGATTCCAGTTCGTAAATTTGTCGAAAATGCAATCATACTTAATACTGATCTAGCTTGGAGTATTGGATTGCTCCAAGCTGACGGTCATTTATCCCATAGTGATAATGGAGGATATAATACATGTTATACATTAAATAAAAACGAAGTTGTTTGTGAAAAAATAAAAACTATTTTGGAGAAATTTACAAAAAATAAAGTTCAATATTATCCTCACACAAATAGTAAACAATCAAAAAGAATAATATTATCTGAAAAAGAACATTATAATAAAATTGCAAAATATACAATTGGAAAACACTCTGAAAAATGTTTTACTAAAGATATATTTGATTTAGACAAAGAATCTATGATGCATGTATTAGGAGGATATATTGATGGAGATGGTAGTTTTAATAAAGCTGAAGAAAAAATTATAATAAATTGCTATTCTGAAAATATGTCTGATCAATTACAGCAGATGTTTTTAATGTGCGGTGTAAAATGTTCTCTAAAAAGATATCCTTTATATGGGGATCATTATAAAACCAATTCAAAATGGTGTTATAAAATTTTTATTTCATCATCTGAGATTCCAAAAATTATACCCTATTTAAGATCTGACAAAATGCCAGAAGATTTTATTCCTAAAACAACAAGAGAACTCAGATTTTTTTACGAAGAAGATGGAAATATCTTTGTGGCAAGTCCAATAGAAAAAATAGAAAAATTTTTATATTCTGGACCTGGTTATGATATAGAAATTCCAATTGATAGAAGTTATTGTTGTAGTGGATTTTATGTGAGCAATTGTCGCTTTTTCGTTGAAAATGAACCAAAGGTCGCTGCTGCTATTCAGTTTTATTGTTTTGACCCAGATGTTCCTATCTTGATGGCGGATGGTGAACAGAAGTCCATATCATCCATTAAAATAGGAAGTAATATTAGATCTCATGACGGCAGCATTAATAAAGTTATTAATAAATATGTAAGACATGCTGACGAAAAAATGATGAAGGTATCTGTTGCTGGAATAAATATTAGATCATTGAGAATGACGCCAGGTCACGAGGTTTTGACTGATGTAGATGGAAAAATTTGTTTTAAACAAATTGGAACATTGAAAAAAGGAGATTATTTATTAACTCCTATTAATTATGGAAATGAAGAATCAAATTTCATAAATAACGATTTAGCATGGCTTCTTGGTGCATATGCGGCCGAGGGATGTGGAATACCATATGAACATATTAGTAAAATAGGAGTAAGTAGACAATATTATAAAGGAGTTTATTTTACAATACATTCTGACGAAAAGGAAACTTTTGGAAGTAAAATTATAGAAAAACTAAAAAAATTATATGGTGATTGTAACATAACAAGCTATGAATTAAAAGATAAAAATGCTTTCAAAATATGTGCTTATGGACAATCAATAGCTGACGATTTAATTGGATTGTGCCCAGGTAATGCTAAAGATGGAGAAAAAAGATTTTCTCCTTTGGTTATGAATTTAAATCATAAAAATTTAACTGCTATTCTGGGCGGTTTTATGAGTGGTGATGGATGTTTTGCAGAAAATAATGGATTCCAAGGTGTAGGGGTTTCTAAAAAATTATGTGATCAAATTGCAAATATATGTGATAAATTAGGATTAGAATATTCTTATTCAAAAACAAGAATATCTTTAAAAAATAGACAGGTTATTTATAATATAAGAATTTCAAGATGGGCATGTGAATGTTTACAGGAATACACTCATAAAATACCCAATAAATCTTGTTATGAAAAAAATGGAACAAATATTCCTTATTTTAAAAAAGGAAATTATATTTATAGAAGAATTAAAAAAATAGAAGAATTTGATTATTCTGGAGATGTATATGATTTAGAAATAGAAAATAAACATTCTTACGTTGCAAATAGAATTGCGGTTCATAATTCGGAGTTCCCGATGCAAGGGTTCGAACTTCAATGTGGAGATCCAAAAATAAAAAGATATTATGAAGAACTAAATAAAAGACTTAGTTTAAATTATTGGCTTCCAATTATAAGTTCTGAATATTATTTGTTGGGCGATGCTTTTCCATTTCTTACTATTCAATGTAAAAAGTGCGGCGGTTCAGGAGTCTATGAAGATAAAGAATGTGATCATCAGGGCGGAACATTTTCTAAACTTACAGTTTTCAACCCTGACTGGATTGATGTTAAAGAAAATAGTCTTTTTAATGAACCATATATACAGTTAAAACCAAACGAAGAATTAAGAAGAATTGTAACAGATAGACAGCCTGTTGAAATATATAATAGAATTCCAGAACATATTAGAATAATGGTTATGGCAGGACAGCCGATACCTCTTTCTAATAGGGCTGTTACTCATTTAAAACATATGCCAACACCAATTAGTCCATATGGTACATCTATTATCAGAAGACTATTTAAAACACTCGCATATAAAGATAGATTAATGACTGCAAACTGGATTGTTGCTGAAAGGCTTATTCTTCCTATTAGAATAATAAAAATAGGAAATGATGATCGTCCTGCTGGTGCCATTGATATTGCCAATGTGCAAGAACAAATTGCCGCAGTCATGAATGACCCCAACCTTACCCTCGTAACTCATCATGCTTTTACTTATGAATTTGTAGGTGCTCAAGGACAAATTGTACAATTAGGGCCAGAATATGAGATGATAACTGGGGAAATTTTAGATGGTCTCATGCTTCCACAGGCCGTATTAACATCAGAAATGCAGGGGTATCAAGGAGTTCAAATAGGCGCTGAAATACTCATTACCAGATTAGAAAACTGGAGAAATAAACTTAAAAATTATATAGAAGAAAGTATTTATCTTCCGGTAGCAAAAATGCAGGGATTTATTGATGAAGATGCAAGTAAAGATCTAGGCGATATTATCTATACATATCCAGAAATAAAATGGAATGATCTTAAAATAAGAGACGACACACAAAGAAAACAACAATATTTAGGCTTACATGATGCTGGTATTATTTCTACACAAACACTTTCTGAAATATTTGACTTAGATTATGATCAAGAAATAGAAAGAAAAAGAGAAGAAGTCAGTATTCAAATGAGTTTGGGTGGAGGAAATATGGGTGGTATGGGAGCAATGGGTGGAGGAATGGGCGGTATGCCTCCAATGGGAGGTGGTGGCCCTATGGGTGGTGGAGCGCCTCCGATGCCTGGAGGAGAAATGGGTGGTATGCCTCCGATGCCTGGAGGAGAAATGGGCGGTATGACTGGCGCACCTGGCGGAGAAATGGGTGGGGGTATAGGAGGAGCATCTTCTGCTTCAAGAGGGCCAGGAACCGAAGGAAAAATTTTAAAAAGAAAAACTAAAAGTAGAATTGACAGAAAAAGTGAACAACAACAGCAACAACTTCCTGAAGTTATACAATTAACGTCAATAGAAAAAATATTATGGAGAAGATTATTTAGTGATCCATCTATTGAAATACCATTTCCAAAATATGCACAATTTAAAGTAGCCAATACACAGGGACAGTCATTTGTTTTAGATTTTGCTATACCTCATTTGAAAATAGGAATTGAAGCAGACGGCGCACTTCATCAACTGGATGAAAATAAAACCAGAGATGTTGATAGAGACCAAAGACTTGCAAGAAAAGGCTGGTGGATTCTAAGATTTAATGAGAGGGAGATCGAAAATAAAACAGAACAAGTTATACAAACAATAATGAAATATGTATCTATGAGAATGCAGATGATAAAAAAAGAATCTTCATCAACAAAAGAGAAAGTAATTGGGACGATTACACAAACACTGGATTCTCTGACTGAGAGTTAACAATAAGAGGAGTTATCCGATGAGTTATAATCTTAATGCAGCAAAAAGAATTAAAGATAGAGGTATAGTTTGGAAAGAAAAATATACTAAAAAAACTCTTGCTTTGAAAAAGAAATTTTTTAAAGAATTAGGTGTAGGAAGTTATTTTCGTTGGGAAGGTTATGATCCAACAACAGGAAAAGATTATTATATAGTAGTAGGCCCTGGGTATTCTAAAACCAAAGGAAAAATGTTTTTTGCTGGTATAAGAAGATTACCAGGAGAATATAGCCCAAATGGAGAATATTTCAGATCTCTTAGAAGAGCAATGAGCTATGCTAGAGATATGTGGGCGGTTAGATTTCCAAAAGATTTCCATGACTATACACAAGAACATTTGGCATTAGTAAGAATGGAACCAAAAGAACTTAGGACTTAATCTTAATGTTCAATTTGAATAAACAAAAAAATTATAAGTATTCAATGGCAACTGGGCCACGCGCCATGATGCCTGGTAACTTTGCTGCTGGCGCAAGAAAATTTAGACTTGTAGAAATTAATGAAGAAACAACACCAAGAATAGCAAAAATTAGAGATGATATAAACAAAACATATTCTGACGATGATGGTCAACTTTATTTTCTTTTTGCGGCTGAAAATAAATATTCAGAACCAATGGATGTTAATGATGATAGAGTACTTAGTCAAATGGAATTAGAGAAAAATGCTAGAGAATCTTTTGTGGATTCTATTATTTTACGTGATATTAATGATATGAGAGAAGAAGAGTTAGATCTAATAGCAAAAGATATTATTCCACAAATAGCTAATTACAAATCAACACAAATTGGAGCGTTAGATGTTGAACCGGAAAAAAGAGAATTTCGTACAAAAAATTATATTAGAATAATGAAAGATTCTCCACTTAATGTGATTATAGAAGATGAAAGAAAGCCTAGCAACGAGTATATTTTTAAACCTATTTTTACAAATAAGATTGAAGAAGCTCATCCTAGTAGATTTTCTATAGATAGAGCAAAACTTTCAAAATTAGGATATAATGCACCTGCGATGACATCAATAGACGTTTTTAGAATCTATAATCTTTATACAAAATCTGCAAATTATCATCCGGAAGTTTCGAATAAGGGTGAAATACAAATGCTTGAAAAATCAATTGATAAATTAAAAAAATCAAAAAATAATGGTTATGAAAAATATGATGTAAATGGATATATAGAAACAAAAATTAATGAAATAGACGATGAAAAAGAGAGAAAAAATTTAAATTGGGCATGGACCGTAGTTAAAAAATTAAAACTTCCTCTTCAATATCCATCATGGGTTGCCATAGGTTGGCCACAACTTGGTGGAGATAGACTTAATCTACGCGGTTTTAATCATGGAGATAATAAAGAAATAGATAATCTTTCTGAATTAACTTTTTGTAATTCTGAAACAGGAAGAAAAATGACATGGATAGGTGGTGGAATGAAAGAATCTAATTCAGGAACTAAACTTCCTGTTACTCCTCACACAACATTAATTGAAACAATAGGTTTAAAACAATCGACTGGTAAAAATAAATCAATTGAATATCTTAGAAAAAAACTGTCTGGTTTTATGCAAATTGTAAAAATTAGTAAAGGAAAAAAAAGAGAAAGCTCATTTAAAAAAGCCAAGCATACGAGGGCGGTTTTAAATTTATTTGAAGATATAAGAGATAATATGAATTCTTTTTCACATACTGATGTTAATAGTTTTTTTTATTTATATGATGAATTGTGTCATTTATATTTTCAATATAATAGAGAAAGATATGGCGATGGTATTATGCTAAGGTTTTCTGCTTTTTCTACAGACGATAATGGAGGACGAACTATATCTATAAATCCTAATGGAATAAAAGGACAATCTAATCGTCCTTTTATACCGACAACTCTTCATGATGATTTGAGAGAAGTTATCATATCTGTACATTATGCTTATGGAACAGAAATACCACAATTGGCTGCGACTGCTTTTTCTGGTAATACATCATTTTTATTAGATGTTAACATTTTTAATCGACTTATTGAAAAAGCAAAAGAAAGAGGAATTAAGAAACTAACTGTTGATAAAGGGCAAATTTCTGAAAAAACGATACCAACAGAAGAACTTTCAGATTTCTTTAATCGAATGGCAAAAGGTGGGGTACTTGTTTATAGAATAAATACTAATTTAAAAGATAGTGATAATGCTAATATAGTTTGGTACACTGGTATGAGATCATTTTCTGACAGATATGATGAAAAAAGTATAGTTACTAGAATGGTACACGATGGGGATAAATTAGTACCAATAACAGGATATGGTAAAAGTAGAATTTCGTCAGGAACAGCAGCAATATCAAATGAATTTAGAGAAGAACTCGCAAAAATGCAATCTTACGGTAAAGATGAAGCTGTTCTTGGAATAAAAGGATGGGAAGATATATTTGTAGGAAATAATTTAATGGATGTTTATAGATATGCAAATGCAAAATATGGTTTAGATTATGATTTTGATTCAATTGAACAAATGGCATCAAAAAAAATAAAATCTATATCTCCAGATATTATAAAAGAAATGACAACATCTTCAGAAATTGGAATTCGTCAGGAAATTATTGATAAAGAAAATGATAAAAGAAATCCAAGCATTATTATTACTGAAAATACACAAGAATTAGTAAAAGAAATTGTCACTGAAATAGCAAATGAAGATTTAAGACAAAAAAATAGTAATACACCAATAATAGAAGAAGTACAATCAAAAGAAACTGATATTATAACAACACCATCTGTAACTCCACAAGCGTCACAGCAAACAGAAGAAGATATCCAATTGGCTCAGAGTTACCAATTTGCTAATAATGTTGCTGGAGGAATAGCGGTAAATGAGGAACAATTAAAAGATCTTCAAAGTAAAGGTTATATATTAGAACCTAACGGTCCTCTGTATAAAATAGTTCAATTTCCTTCATGGGTCAATACGGCTTATTAAATATAAAGGAATATTAGAAGTAAAATATAATTATAGTTACTAATATAAATAAAGAAAGATATTCTATGTTAACAAAAACAAAAATAGATTTACAAATGAGAAATTTTGAATTTCTTAATAGAGTAAAAATGCCTTTTGCTAAAATGAGCAATGATTTATCTAAAAAAGTATCTTTATATGAGAATTTCGGTTTTGTTAAAACCGCAACAAAAAAACCTACAGAACATCCTGGTACTCTTCAATTCCCAGAAGATTTTGATTTAAAAAAAGATATGCTGGATCATCCTGACAATCTTTATGTTAAAGCTTTGGCTATAGTTGCTGACGAAGCTAATGATAACGGTGATTTTTTTAGTAAAGAAGAACTTCAAAAAAGTTATCATACATTTGTAGGATGTCCACTATTCGTAAATCACAAAAATGATGATGTAGAAGAAGCTAGAGGAACTATTATTTATGCCGAATGGTCTGATGAAGAAAATGGTGTGATGATTATAGGAAGAGTTGATGCCAGAGCCTATCCAAAACTTGCTAGAGGAATATCAGAAGGATATATAAGTGGCGTCTCGATGGGAGCAGTTAGTGCTGGCACTATGATATTAATGTCTGACTTTTCACAAAAACCAATTGAAGAAATAAAAGCAGGTGATTTTGTAATTTCTCATAATGGAAATATAAATGAAGTAGAATTTGTACATGGAACTTTAGTAGGTAAGGAAATGTATAAATTTGATTTAATGACCTATCATAAATCTCCATTTTTTACTGAAGAACATCCAATTTTAGTTATAGATCAAGAACAAATTAATTTTGAAAAGAAAGAATCAATAAAAAAAGCAAATTTAAATACATATAATAGAAAAAAAGGGAAAACTTTTGATTTTATTGGTCAAGATGGATGGAGATCAAAAAGTTATTCACCTGTATTTAAAGAAGCAAAAGATATTAAAAATGGAGATTTCTTATTAATTCCGTCAAGATTTAATTTAGAAGATAGAATTGATAATGATGATGATTTTTACTATTTATTAGGTGCATTTATTGGGGACGGATATTTACAAAGAGATAAATATGGAAAAGAAAATGAAATTTGTTTTTGTTTTGGACTTTCAGAAACTAAATTGCATGATAAAATAATTGAAATTGGAAAAAAATATTTTAAATCAGAACCAAGAAAAATTATTTGTTCTGAAAGAAATGGAATGTATATAAGTTTTAGAGACGAAGAAAAAGCACAATGGATATTAAATAATATAGGAAATGGGTCAAAAAATAAAAGACTTAATATAAATATTGATACTTATTCAAAGGCTTCATATTTATTAAGTGGATATTTGGATACTGATGGATGTATAGTAAATAAAATAAATCAAAATGTAAGAGGAAATAAATTTGGAGGATTTCAAATTTCAAGTGCAAATATTTCTCTTCTTGAAGATATACAAAATTTATTAATAGCATGTGATTGTTTATCAAGAATAAGTACAATGTTTAGGGTTCCATCAAAAAATAGTGTTGTAAAGATTAAAACTATAGAACATACTTTATCTATTGGCAGTAATTGTTATAACATATTTAGAAATTCTTTAAAATATTCAGATTCAATTTTTTCTACTCCTATTATAAAAGCAGGTAAAAGTTTTATAACAACAATTTATAATAGAAAATATATGATCTGTCCTGTTAAAAATACTTTTATAACAGAATGGAACGAACCAGTATATGATTTGACAGTAAAAAATGATGAAAGTTATATAGCAGACGGAATAGCAATTCATAATTGTCAGGTGGAATATAGTAAGTGTTCAATTTGTGGAAATGAAGCGGCTAAAGAGGAGGATTATTGTGTACACATCAAAGAACATAAAACTCGTAAATATAACGGTAAAGATGTATATGAAATTAATTTTGGTTTAAAATTTATTGAACTTTCTTTTGTCGTTGATCCAGCATGTTCAACTTGTTTTATACAGGAAATTTATGATGTAGATGATTTAAAACAAAAAGTTGCAGAAATTAAGAATTTTGCTGGTAGATTTAGAAAAATTGCTTCAAAGATTGCCGGCAAAGCTGAGTTAGATAAGTTAAATCAAGCAGAAAATCTTATTCAAGAAGTTGCGAAAACAATGTTGGATCAAAAGGAACATCTTGAACTTTCATATGTTACAGATTTAGTAGAAGCATTAGCAAAACTTCAAGAAACTAAAGATGAATTATTAGATATGGGATATGAAACATTAGATTCTTCAGGACAACAAAATCAACAAGAAACAGGTTTAACAACTACTCCACCAGAAGAAAATTTACCAATTGAAAAAGGACAAAATCCGGAAGAACAACAAGATATAGAGTATGAAAATGCGGGCGCAATGCCTGCGGGAGAAGTTGGTAGTGTAACAATGCCAACTCCGCTTGCATCCGCCTTTAGAAAAAAAATAATGAAGCAAGCAAAACAAAAAAACTTATCAAATGTTTTTAAAAATAGTTTAAGGAAAAAATGGAACAAGGAGTAACAAATATGCTTGGAACACAAGATAAAAAGAGATCTGCTTTAAAAAATAAGCTTAGTAAACTCTTTAATTCTAATCCTGAAATTTCATATAATATGAGTGTCAGGAGCGGATTGTTTAGAGTTGCTGTCACAGAAGAAGAAGTAACTGGCTTTCTAGATGACAAACCAATTAAGAGCATTAAAATCGAGGATCTTGATGAAGAGATCAGAGAAGCTCTGGAAAATAATCCCGAAGAAGCCGGTGAATTAATTATGGAAGAGTTCATAAACGCTCACAAAGAAGGGAAATTAGCTATGTCAGACAAAATAAAAAAAGAAGCCAGGGCTGGTGATAATAATTACGAAGATCAGCTTTCAGGAACTACAGAACGTCAATTAAAAGATGCCGGTCCTTTATATGATAGAGAGGAAGAGGAAAGAAAAGATATCACCGAAAAACAACTTGGTGATAAAAGCTATGACGAATATGAAAAAACTGCCAGAGTTGATGAAGAACAAAAATCAATTACTGAGAAACAAATAGAACAGGGTAAAAACCCAAATCCAGATACTTCACCTAGAGAAGATGACGAAAGAGATTCTATTACTCAGAAACAACTTGACAAGGGAAAAGTTAGTACTCGTAGAGATGATGAAAAAACAGATATTACTGAAAAACAACTAGAAGCTGATTTCAGAAATGATGAAATTAAAGGGATTACAGAAAAACAATTAGCTGGTGATGAACAGGATCATGATAAGGTTCTTGTTAGACGCCTTGCTAATAAAGATGAAGCCATTGCTTTCGCAAAGAAAGTTGCTAAAGCAACTGCTAAAACTATTAAAACAAAAGAATTAGAAAAAGAAAATACTCTTGCTTTACTTAAGGCAAGCGTTAAGAATTTTACTGCACAGAAAAATCTTGCTACTAAGCTCGCACAAATGATGGATGAGCCTCTCCCTCCAGAAGATCTTGACATGGAATCTCCAGAAGACGTTGGTGGAGAAATTCTTTCTGACGAAGAGATTGGCGGCTCATATGAATCTGATCTTATTGTTAATGTATTGAAATCTCTCGTTGAAAATCCTAAATTTGCCACACTTGTTGATGAAGCTATGGCAGAAGAAGAAGCTGAAGAAGAGACAATTCCAGAAGACGATGTTTTAATGGATGAAGCTCTTGGCGATATGAATGAAATGCCAGCCGAAGAAGCCCCACCTCTACCTGAAGCAGGGCCTATTGCATCTTCAGAAGAAAATGTCGTTGAAGCATCTATTGAAAAAGATAATGAAGATAATGACGGACTTATAGCTGTAGAAGGTTCACTGGAAGAACTAAAAAAAGCATCTGAACAAGAAGATTTGGAAAAAACAGCATTTGAATTTTCTAGAAAAGTTGCCGGTGATGAAATAAGTGAAAATATGGATAATTTACTTTTAGAAATTGATGAAGAAAATGGTGTTTTTAGAACTATTTTTATAAATTCAGAAATAGCAGATATGGACAGCGATGAAGTTAAAGAACTTATGGCTAAACGTGAAAAGAAAAGAGTTCAAAAAATTGCTGAGTCTTTACGCAGTTTAGAAGTTAAAGCACAGGCGATGCCTGCGGGCGGTGGTATTCCTAACCTAGCTCCTGGTGGAGAACCTGGCGGTGGCGGTACTACAATGCCTCCTGGTCCTGCTGATATGGGATTAGAAACACCTCCTGTCGAAAGTTTTGACAGCGGTATGGAAGAAGGTGAAGCAGAAGATATTTCTGGTGATAATGAGCCTTCACCTCCAGGAACTCGTTGTCCAGTATGTGGCTCCGATGATGTAGATGTAGAAAATGGTGTTTGGGAATGTAATAATTGTGAAAGCAATGGTGACATTTCTATTAGTATGAATACTAAGAGATGGACTGGTACATTAGAAGATAATAAAGGAACGGGTTTAGAAGAAGAAGAGGGATTGGGCACTGAATTAGGTGAAGAAGAAACAGCTATGCCAATGGCAGCATCTATTTATAATATAAATAAAGGATTAGTCAAAGAGGCTATTAATTCTGGTAAAGGTTATATTAATGTTGGTGAATATTGTCCTAACTGCGGTAGCGATAATACTGAAGTAGATCATGTTGGTAATGGTAAATGTTTTAGTTGTTCACAACTTTATATCTCAAAAATTGCTCACAAGGATGGGGAATTTAAGGGTCTAACTATTTGGCAACCAATTCCAGTTAAACCTGAATGCCCGGACTGTAAAGCAAAAGAGTTAGGCGAAAAGATTGCTAAGAAATACATTCCTGACTTTGTAAAAACTGCTGGGTCAGAAAAATTCCCATACATAGAATGCGTTAACAAAATTGGAAAACGTTATGGGCTTAATGCTGTCGCACTTTCTGGCGATTGTGCTGGCAAACCATTGGTTGATTGTATTTGTAAAAAAATGAAGTCTGCTGGAAGATATTCACAATCTCTTATGATAGCTCTTGCTTCCAGATTAACAGAAAAAGATCCTATGGAAGAATGCATTGAAGATCAAATGAGAGATGCTAGTAAGAAAATTACTATTAAGGAAGCCTGTGCAACATGTGAAAAACTTAGAAATGAAGCTTTAGCAAACATGCCTGAACAGGAAGAACTCGAATTCGTAGCTTCACAACCTATAAATAAAACTGCCGGTATAATTCCAGGTATTCCAGATGGAACAGGGCCTAGAGGGGGAACAGAAAATTGTCCTTTCAGTGATGATAATTCAGATACTTTTGGGCTTTCATATGATATAGATAATTTTGAAGATGATATGGTAACGCTGTCTCCAGAAGATGAATTACTTGATCAAATTCGTCAATTATTAGAAGTTATGAGAGATTTTGTTGGTAGCAAAACTGACGGAATGGCATTAGATGAAGATGACGATACTTCTGTAGATATTGTCGAAGATACAGATTTAATTATAGATGACGATGATGACAAAGTTGATTTTACAGATGATAATGGTGAAGGTGAAGGTGAAGATGACGACAAAGTTGATTTTACAGATGATAATGGTGAAGAAGACGAAGTAGAATTTGAATTTGAAATAAATGATGGCGGGGATGATGACGATGATGACGACGGTGGAGATGATGACGGTGGAGATGATGACGATGACGGTGGAGATGATGACGATGACGATGACGGTGACGGTGGGGATGATGAAGCATTTGGTGGAAAAATTCCTGGAGTACCAGATGGTACGGGGCCAGGAAAAGATTCTAAAAAATGTCCTTTTAACAAAGATAAAAAGAGTAATGAAGATAATGATGATGAAGATAATGATGAAGATGATGATGAAGAAGAAGATGATGAAAAAACTTCAATAGAATCCGAAGCTGGAACTCTTCCTCCTGCGTTAAAAGAATATAACGAAAAGAAGAAAAATAATGGAAAGAAAAAGGAAGATGCTGACGATACTGAAGATCCTGACGATACTGAAGATGAAGAAAAAGACGAAGATGATAAAGGAAAAAAATCGGCAAGTTCAAATAATAGTATAAATGATTCAAAGGAAGGTAAAGTTATGGATCTGGATAAAATATCAAAAGAAATGAGCGTAAAGAAAATCAAAAGATATTCTGAAGGTGATGTTCTTACGACCGCTGATACTATGCAGATCAATGACCTTTTAGGAGATAGAAAAATTAGTGATCAAGCTGCGGAAAAGGAAGTCGAAAGAGTAACTTCTCAAGACACTAAAGACGTAGATAAATATCAAGATGGTAAAACTATGGGCGCAGAAGAAAAATTCGATGCAAAAGATCCAGATGTCCCTGAAAGGGGAAGCGGCAGCACAATGGGAGAAGGAGAAGAGATGCCCGAAGGTAAAGCTAAAATTCCTGCTGGTGAAGGTGCCATGAGGAAAGAAGATGAAATCGTAGATACAGATGTTAGTACAGAAGCGGATGGCAGAGTAGCGTCATCCAAATCAAAGAAAGTAACTGCCGGAGAAAAGAAAGTAGAAGATCCTAAACCTGTTGATCAAAGTAAGGATCTCAAAAATCAGAAATTAAAAGATACTATGGAAATGGGTGCAGAAAGAGAAACAGGATTGACTCCTGACACGCTTGAGGAGCCAGATGTACCAACAGACAATCAATTAATGGGTCCAGATGAATCAAAAGATATGCAGAAACCATCAGTCCCTGCTGGAGACGGCGGAATGGGACATGAGGACGAAACAGTAGGAACAGATGTGTCAGTCGAAACCAAGGGAACTGTCCTTGCGGAGATGGAAGCAAAATTAAAAGAAGCAGAAGTTAAAGCACAACGTATGAAACTGGCTACAAATTTAGCCGCATTGGAACTAATGGACGGAGAAATAACTCAAGATGAATTCGATACATCAGTGTCGAAATTAGCAACAAGTAGTGTACAAACATTGAAGATGCTGATTGAAAGATATCAGAATAGAAGAGCAAAAAAGATAGAACATAATAAAATAGCAAGAAAAGAAGAAACAGTTAGAGATGCTAAATTGGTTGGCTTGGAAACTCCTCTTATCATAGAAAAACAAGCTGGAAATCTTAAAGATCAAATTATGGGACTGTTCTCGTTAGAACAGACAATCCGTAACTTTGAGGAAAACAAGTAATACAGGAAATAATCATAAGGAGAAAGTAAAATGGCTTTAATTCCTCGTTATCACGTAGTAGCAGACAGTCTAGCAGTAGACGCTGATGCTGAAATAATCATGGGTTCGTTTGTCAAGTTAAACACCGATGGTGAAGTAGTACAAGCAACCGGCGCAGCTTCAGAATATGCATTTGGCGTAGCTGGTGATACTAAAAGTGCAGATACTTCTGGTATGCCAAGCACAAATGATGCTGTTATGGGCGCATCCGGTACTTCCCAAGCTTTCGTTAATAGGGCCTCAGATGGTCTTACTGATGAAACTAAGGCTTCCGCAAAAATGACTGTTTATCACAGTGGCGGAAAATTTGCTACAGATCAATATGACACAGACGGCACATATGTCCCTGGCGCAGCTTTGTATGTTGGCGCATCTGGCAAACTCCAGACCTCAGATGCAGGTTCTGGGCAGATCGCTGCTCGTACAATAAGCGAAGGTGCATATCCTTCTGGCGTACCAGGTGTTGATGTTGACGGCGACATTACCCTTGGAGACTATCTTACGTTTAAGATGGTTATTTAATTATAGATATTTAATTGGAACTGTTATAGAATGGTTCTGATAAGAATAAAGGAGAAATAAAAAATGGCTCTTACAAAAACAGGTCTAACAGACGAAGAAAAATAGCAAGTAGTTGCGCAGGCTCTAGAAACCGAAGAAGGCCGTATGGCCCTAGCTCAGGCGATGGTTGAACCAATTCGCAGAGCGCTTGAATATCAAGCTGTCGGAAGAAAGTGTCTTATGGTTGACGAACTTCCACAGGGTGCATTGGCAAGATACGAACGTGACGTTACCGCAAAGGCATACGTTCTGTCTCGTAGAGGCGCTGTACCAGATGCAATTACAGAAGGCGAAGAGGTACTTGTACCTACATTCGAAATCGCAACTAACCCTCAAATTCGTTTGAGTGAAATCAAAGCACGTAGATTTTATATCGTTGACCGTGCTCAAATCAAGGCTAAAGAAGCAATCCAAAAGGAAGAAGATAGCAATATCTTTACCGCCGCTTTTGCAGCCGTTCCAACCGCTCATAGCGTTCTCGCTTCAGGCGGTGCTCTGACAATTACTGCTCTTAACCAGGCTTTTGCTGCAATCGAAGAGCACGATCTTACTGTTGCCAAGATCATCATGCATGCACAGCGTTATGCAGATGTCCGTAACTTTGGTAAGAACGTCTTTGATGAAGCAACAACCAGAGAAGTATTGGTCTCAGGTCTGTTTGGGCATCTTTGGACTGCTGACATTCATGTTAGCTCAAGAATGCCTACGAACAAGGCTCTCTTGTTCGCTCCAGCAGACAACGTTGGCGCATTCCCAATTAGACAGGACATCACTGTTCTGCCTGCTGACGATCCTAAAAAGCTTCGTCTGGGTTGGGTTATATATGAAGAGGTCGGAATTGTAATTATTAACGATTATGCCTTGGCTGAAGTCGAAGTTGGTTCAAGCTCATAAATCTATAACTAACTAAGTATAAGCTAATAATAACAAATAACAGAAAAGACCGGGTAAGAAATTGCTCGGTCTTTTCTTTTTTGTAAAAAGGATATTTGTCAATCTGTATGTAGAATAACTCCACACAGATTGACAGGAGATAAATATGAAAAATGCTTTAAAATCAATAACTGGTAGAAAAATGAGAAAAGATTCTTTTGAATTTAATCATGATTCGGATAAAAACGATAGATTAGAGCCTATGGTTGTTCTTCATAAATAACCAGTTATCATCCTGTTTTTTGTTAATAAATATTTAAGGGAGATTGAGGACAGTTATCGTAACAGCACCTATGTTTTCTTTAATAACTCTTCAATGGTCGCTGTGGGTTCCATAACAATCTCTCCGTCTTTCTCTACTGGTCTGAAATCATTATGATCTTCGGGTGAGTAATTTTCTTTCTTTATTTGACATTCTAAAACTCTATCCATTTCTAAACTATGATCATAATTTCTAAACTGTGGGTGTATTTCTGACTTATTATTTAAACCACCGTCATTTATTATTGAAGAAATTATGTCACCGGATTTAGCCAATTGTTTTAAAGCTTTATTGTATTCAGCTTCCTGTATTTTAGCTATGGCAGCATTTCTTGCATCATTTTTAGTTGAATCAATATCAGTCTGCTCCAAAAAAGCTTTCATCATTGGGGAAATTGTTGTATTATTTTTCATAAATGTAGATCCTCAATATTATATATCGGTCTACACATAACTAGACCGATCCTCAATATTGTACATCAGTCTACACATAACTAGACCGATCCGCAGTACTATATATATAATAGACCTGGTTCTATACATATAGTACTATTAACACTGTACTTTATTAATATTTAAAAGAAAAAAGAAAAATAAAAGAAAAAAGAAAGTTAAAATTGCATTTTACCTGACTTCATACCCTTTTTTATCCCGTATTCTTCTTTTATCTTCTTTTTCTCTTCAGAAGTCATTTTTTCTCCTTCTGCTTTCATCTTTTGAAAAATATCCTGGGATTTAGCCATCTCTTGTTCTGCTTTCCAATCAGATAAACCTTTGTTTTCTTCCTGTCCTCTTTCTTTTCTGAAACTATCACGGTAATCTTTATTACCTTTCATTCTTTTCACAAGATCTTGATGACGACCAGAATACCCATGTGTACTAAATTTTTCAGTTCCTCCTATTACGTGAAAATTTATAGAACTAAAAAGTTTTTTTATATTAGAACTACCACAGAGGTTACAATTATTTTGTTTTTCATTCATTCCATGTTGCACTTCAAATATAGAGTCACATTCTTTGCATTTATAGTCATAGATTGGCATTTCACTCTCCTTTGTTTTTACACTTTTTAAAATCATATTCAAAAATTTGTTATCAATCGATCTTTTCATGTATAATGATGCAACGATACGATCTAAGATAACTCACCTATTTAATTCATATCTTTTTAAGTATTTTCCTTTTTTTTTGCATCGTACATTAAATATATGAAATTGGAGTTATTATATGATACGTTCTAAAAAAATAATTGAATTAAAAAATATTGAAGAAGCAGTTCTTAAAAGTGCTTCCAATTACGGAAGGATTATTCCGGAAATTAGATTTTTTATGCTTGATGCCAACGAATTTATATCTCTTCTTGAAAAAAATGTTTATCCAACAAGTCCAATGAATGTATGGGAAGGAAAAAATGTTATTAAAAGACGTTTTATGAGTGATATTGGTAGAGAAACAGGACTTTATTATGAAGTCGTTCAATGTGGTAATCCTTCATATGCTTATCTTAATGAAAATAATTCATTTACTACTCAGGCATCTGTGATGTCCCATGTTATAGGTCATTGTGAATTTTCTGAATTAAATATTATGAAGAATTCTAATCTATACAGAACAGAGTATGTTATGTATTTAACCAAAAAAATAGAAAATTCAGTTAAAAATATGGGTTTCAATAATTACACAAAATATTGGAATGCATGTGAGTCTATTATTCCGCTTGTTAATCCAAATTCTCAATATAATTTAGATAATTCTATAGAAACTGAATTTTCTGAAGTTAAACAATCATCTCTTGAAGAAGAAAAGCAAGAAAGACAAATGTTCAAGGGATATTCTTCTACATTAGATTCTATATTAAGTCCTCTTAATTCAAATGAAATATATAAAGAAGATCAAGATAATAAAAATAAAAGAGAAACAATAAGCCGACATGGATATAAATTGAAGGCTCCTTGTCAGGATGTTCTTGGTTTTCTTAAACGTTTTGCTCCTGCCAGTGAAAATGAAACAAATATTATGGAATATATGTATTTTGTGGCTAGACATCATGATTTTGTAGTAAAAACACAAATTATGAATGAGGGTTGGGCAATGTATTGGGAAAAGAAAATTATGATGGATCTCTTTTCTGAAAAAATAGTTCCTGATGTTATTGATTATTGCAGAATTTTTTCTGCTGTTTGTAAACCTAGACCATTTTTTGTTAGAAATCCATATCATGTTGGATATTATATGTGGAATCATATTGAAGATCTATATAGAAAAGGAAAAATTTCTCTTAATTTTTCTGAAGAAAAAGAAAGACTAAAAAAAGATGAATGGAATAATGGCGGAACAGATAACCCAATAGAAAAAATGGATCATTTAGTTAAAACTATTACTGATTATGAATTTTTAAGAAGATTTTTAGATAAGGAGCTTATAGATAAATTATATTTGAATAGAATAACTACAGATGAAGCTTTTACTTATGGATTTCTTTCACCAGAAAATCATGACAAAATAGTTAAAACAGACAAAAAATATGTATATCTTTCTCAAGATTGGGTTAAGAAACAAATGCTTAATTTTTTTGTAGATTTTTATAGACCTTTAGTATATATTATTGATACTAATTTTTTAGATGGAGGTTTACTTCTTTTTCATAGACATAAAGGAAGAGATTTAAAAGAAAGTTGGATTCCTCCGACTTTAGGAAATATTAATACAATTTGGAAAGCACCAGTACATTTAATTACTGGCAAATATATATATAAAGTTTCTGGAAAGGAAGCTATAAGAAAAGAAATAGCACCAGTTGATTTTAATGTTATTAAAGAGAGAATGTTTGAAAATAAAAAACCATTCAAGGCGGAATAAAATGAATTTTGATTATAAAAAGTTTTTAGTAAATCCAAAATCTGATTCTGAGACTTTTTCAGAATTTATGAAAAATATGGTTGAGAATCCGAAAGTTTATCTTTATACTTCTCCATCTCTTGTTTCAGATGCTATTAGAAGTTTCGGTTATAAAATAGTTGTTAGAAGTGGAGAGCCTGTTATTAATTATGATATATTTTCTGATCCCTTTTCAGATGGAATTAATGCTATTTATGGACAAGAGTTTTGTATAGATAAAATTCTTGATATTGTAGACTCAGCAGATCAAGAATCTGTTCCTAGACGAGGCATAATTCTTGTTGGACCTCCATCAAGTGGAAAAACAAATATTATTGACATGATTACGAGGGGTCTTGAAGAATATACAAGGAAGGAAAATGTTAAAGTATGTTCATTTTCTATAATTTTTGAAGATGATGGAAAGAAATTTATTTATCGTTCACCATTTATGCATCATCCTATTTTATTAATTCCTATAACATCTGAGAATAAAGGAAAGATTATTTATCCAAGAAAAGAGTTTTTAACTGAGTTAGAAAATAATAATAATGAATTTTCAATTCCAAATTATTATAAAAATGCTACTTTAGATAAAGTAACATTAAATATATTAGATCATTTAATATTATCTTATGGTATGACATATTCAGAAATATTAGAAAATTATATATTTGTAGATAGAACTAATTTTTCTATAGCTCAGGGAAGAGGAATTGCTAATATTGATGATATGAAAAAACTTATAGCACAAACTAAGTCAATTCGAATTGGTTCTTCTTTTAAAGAAATTTTAGATAAATTTATTCCTGGCATGGATATTTATACATATGAAGGATCATTAGTTTCTTCTAACAGGGGGATTCTTCATATTCATGATGCGTTTAATAAGGAAAAAACCGAAGATGCATACCGCCCGCTTCTTATGCTTTTAGGAAGTGGAAAAATATCTGTTGAAGCAACTCAAACTTTTTTAGATACAACTGTTTTTATAACTACAAATTTGGAAGAAATGTCAAATCTTGAAGAAGAATTAACATCAAAGAAATTATTGGATAGAGTAGAAAAAGTACCTGTTAATTATCTTATTGATGCTAATTCTGAAATGGAAATATTAAATAGAGATATGGTTGTAATTAAAGATAAATATGATATCGATCCGAATTTAATAAGAGTTGCATCTTATTATTCAGTTATGACTAGACTATTTCCCACAAAAAAAACAGATAGTGATTTGCCAAAAAATTGGACTCAGGAGAAAAAAGATTTTTATAAAATACTTCCTCCTGAAAAGAAACTTCTTATTTATTCATCGCAATGTCGTGATCCAATAAAAACGATCAATTCTTTACCCCCATTACATCAATTTAAAAATGAATGTTCAAAATTAGGCATAGATTTGAATAATCCGGAATCTTATAAAGATAAAGTTCATATTAATAGTGATGCTATCCCTTTAGAAGAGACGGGATTATTTTCAAATGAACAAATTAAGATGGTTGATGATGAATTTATGAGAATTTTAATTAGAGAAAATAAGATGTCTGAAGGAAAGTATGGAATGAGTGTTCGGCAACTTCAAAATGTTATGCGAGACACAATCGCATCATCTGACGGAAGAAAAGTAACTGTTCCTCAATTTATAAAACAATTGACAAAAATTGTAATAGAAGGTTCAACTGTTCATTATTGGTTGAATGATAAATATATTTCTCAAATGACAAATAATCTAACTATTGAGGAAAGAATGATAGGTGATATTATATTTGATGAAACAGATGGTATGTATGGTGATTATGCAGAAATGATAGATCTTGTGACTGCATTGTATAATGAAATTATTAAGAAAGAGATAATAATAGCATCAGTAAACAGAGATCCTAAAAAGATAGAGGTAGATTTAAGACGCTATTTGCAATATGTTTTGTTATATAGGGCATCTAATAATAAATCATTTTCTAAAGTTTTAATAGATAAATTTTCATTTATAGACCCTATAAAAGGAAGTAGAGTTGATTCATATGATTCAAAATTTATGCAATCAATTGAATCAATATTATATTCGAAAAATATTGCTTCTGATGAACAGTGTGAAGATTTTAGAAATTCTATGGCTGAAAAGTTTTTTAAATTAAAAGATTCTGGAGAATTAAAAATAGGAGAAAATAATTCAATTATTAATTCATCAAATGATGGATTAAAACTCTGTTTCGCACAAGAATATTCATCATTATTATCGCATAACCGCGTTATGGATGATATTAATATAAATCTTCTTGAAGAAGCTTTTTATTATAAATATAACTCTCCTTCTAAATATAATAAATGTACAACTAGAATCCGTGAAATGGTAGATATGATTATAAATAATATGATTAAAAATAATGGATATTCTAAAGATATGGCTTTAGAAACGGTAATTTACGCATTAACAGAACAAGTTATTAATTTCGCTGAAATTTTAAGTTAATAGGAGAGTAAAAATTATGCATGAAAAATTAAAAAGTATTTTTGGGGACAAGGATGCTCATTACACTGATAATAAAGAAGTGATTTCATTTGATGAATATATTGATGTTGTTATTGAAAAACCATGGGTGAGCAGAAATATGTTTCAACTTTTGCACGACATGATTGTTTCAAGTGGTGTAGTTCATAAACTTACTCCTGGTAAGCCACCAACTCATAAATATAACTTTTTTGAAGATTCTAAATATGTTGGAGATTTTGTTGTTTTTGGTCAACAAAAAGCAAAAGAGAATCTTGTTGAAAGAGTTTATAACGCTTCTAGAAAAAATGAAGCTTCAAAAAGATTATGGATTTTACTTGGACCTCCTGGTTCAGCAAAAAGTAGATCAATGGAAGCAATTAAGACTGGTCTTAATAGATATTCTAAAATGGAAGAAGGAAAAACATATACTTTGCTTCTTCCAACCATAAATCCAAAACTTAAAAGTAGATCTATGTTTGAAGAGAATGGAATTTATTATATACAATCACCGTGCTTTGAAAGACCATTGCAAATTATTTCAATAGATAAAAGAACAGAATTTCTTAATGCCCTTAATAGTTCTGTTGATCAATCATCTATGGAATTATTTCTTGAAACACATAAACATTATGATAATGGATTTTCAGTAGATATTGATGGAATTATGTCTCCTGCATCTCAATTTATTGTAGAAGAATTTATGAAAGATAAAAATTTGTCTTTTTCTGAAATGCTTGGATATCTTAAGGCTAAGAGAATGATATTTGATGCTAAAACAAAAACCGGCATTGGGTCTTATACTCCAAGAGATGAAAAAAGTCAGGAAGCAGGTTCTTTAGTTGGAAATATTGATTATACTTTACTTCCACAATTTGGTAGTGAATCTCATCCTTTGGTCCATGATTATAAAGGTGAACTTTGTGTTGGTGCTAATGGATTTGTTGAAATTCATGAAATATTAAAGCTTTCAGATAGATTTTTATATGAGTTGCTTTTTGCAACACATGATAGATTTTTTAAGCCTGAAGGTCAGCCACCTATTCCATTTAATGGTGTTATTATAGGTCATACTAATTTTCATGAATATAATATGTTCCAACAAAATGAGGCTTTTGAGGCTCTGCGAAAGAGAACTATGTTTATTGAAATGCCATTTTCAACAAATTTTAGAGAAGAAGAAAAAATATATTCATTCACATATTCTAATGAAGCAAGAAGTTGGAATAAAAATCAAAAATATACTGCTCATGTAGCTCCTCATAGTTTAGAATTGCTTAGTTTGGCTGCTGTAATGTCTAGATTATATGATTCAAAGAAAACTAAAGATTTACAGTTAATTCAAAAAGCATTAATTTATGCTGGTAGAGTTGATACTGGAGTAGATAATAATATGGCAAATAGTATTATTGATGAATTTAAGTATACAAAACCATCTGAAGGGACATTTGGTCTTGATCCAAGATTTATACAAAATACTTTTGAGACAACTGAACACTTTCAGATAAATGAGTTTCTTGCTAATATTGATAAGCTTAATAAAGAAGGTGGAGATCAGACAATGTTGGATTCTATATCGTTAAGAAATCCATGTGTTACTCCATTGGATATTTTACTTAAAATGGAAAATGATATTAAAGATAATTATGCTCTAAATAAAAATTTGCTTCAGAAATATACTGAAAATGTTATTCCTCAAGCAAAAAGATGGATTTATTCTCAAATAGCTAATGATGTATATAGTTCAATTCTAAGAGATGATACTATAATTGAGAATACTTGGAAAAAATATACTGACCATGTTCGTGCTTTTGCTCATAATACAACAGTCAAACATGAAATTACTCAAAAAGATGTTAAGCCAGATGAAAAATTTATGAGATCAATTGAAGAGTATATTGGTGTGCCAGACAGGGAAGTATTTAGAAAAGAACTTAGTGATGCGATTTCAAGTGTTGGACATTTAGTATTGCTTAAGGATGAGCCATCTTATCAAGCAGCTATTAAAAAATATGTATTTGAAAATGAGTTCAAGTCAGGAGAAAATATGAAGCTTTTGGGTTGGATTAAGAGCGGTTTTTCGTCTGCCGACGCTAACTCAAAGGAACAAGAACAATTGAATGATACTATTAAGTATTTAATGGATAACATGGGCTACTGTGGCAAATGTGCTCACCAGGCGCTTGTGATTACAGCTAACTCTTCTTCAATTGTTGAGTAAGGATAGTGAATAATGAAATTAATTAATAAAACAGAAACAACTTTAATATTCAATGATATTAATTTAGTACTGGTATATGATAAAGACGGAAAAGGTGTTGATGTGGAAGATTATGATATTAAAAATTCTCCAACACTAAAACACTATATAGATAGAGGTCTCGTGGAAGTTAATAAACCAGATGAAGATAATGTTGTATATCGATCAATAAAAAATAGACAAGAAGTTGTAGATAGGCAATTAAAAGAGCCTACTAAGATTAAGAAAAACAGTGAGCAATCAGAAAGTTCTAACTCAGACATTATTTTAGGTGGAGAAACGAAAGTGATATCATCTAGGGTTTATAGGGTTCCCGAGACCTCTTCTATTGACAAATTTAGAAATACAGGAAAGATGGATATATCTTATTGTGGCCCATGTTTTTCTGGTGATACAATAGTTATTATCACAGATGGTGTTAAATTTATTAAAGATGTTGAAATAAATGATCGCGTTCTAACTCATAATGGGAATTGGAAAAGTGTAACAGGAAAGCACATAAAGTTTTATAATTCATCCATGTTATCTATAAAGCCTAATTTATTTAATGGAATTAGTATAAATTGTACTCCAAACCATAGATTTTATATCAAAAACATAGAAGAAATAAAATGGAAAAAAGCAAGATCAATATCTTCTGAAGATTCTTTTATTATTCCTCCAATTTCATTTGAGAGTGAGAAAAAATTTATTCTACTTTCAGACTATGTTAAAATAGATTTTGATGAATTGCAAGATGGTTTTTGTTCTGTAATTAAACTTACCGATGGTTTTCTTAATATTATATGGGAATATATTAACTCTGGAGAAATAATAGGTGATTCAGAAGTTTCTTTTAAGATTAATAAATATTTCTTTTTTGAGTTTATGTCATTAATGAGAGAAATTTTTGGTGTTAGTTCGGTTAAGTATGTAGAGTATGAAAAATATTTTAAATATACTTGTCATTCTTTTTCGTTAGTTAAATTTTTTGAATATTTTTGCGGTTCAGAATTTAAGAAGATTCCATCATTTATATTTAAGAAAAATATATCAAAAAGATTTTTGAAGTTAATACTTTTTGAAAAAGAAGCAAATAAAAAAGGAACAATTGTTATATATTCCAGACATCCATTGATTGCCTGGGGCATTAGACTTTTACTTCTTGAATCATCTATTGTATCATCAATTCAGTATATCCCATCAAGAAAAAATTATTGTGTATCATTTTCTTTAAAAAAATTCTTTAAGACATTAAAAGATAATAATTTGGTTGATGAATCATTTAAATGGGAGGATACAACGGTTAAAAATAGACCGGCAACTTATGATTTTACTGATAATGGAATATATGTGCCATTTTATGATATGAAACCAGGAGAATATTCTGAATATGTTTATAATCTTGATGTTGAAGATGACAATTCATATACTGCTGGTTTTTGTTCTGTTCATAATTGTTATGATGCAGGAGGCTATGCTAAAATGAACAGAAATTATATGTTCGGATTATCTAAAAAAGATGATGTTAATTTAAAACTTGATTTACCAAAAGATTTATCAATAAGAAAACAAGTTGAAGAGGAATTAGTTAATAAGCTTGATGAATTAAGAAAAAACAAAGTTGGTGAAAATGTGGTAAAAATTTATGGAAGTACGGCAACAGGACCGATGACGGGCAGATATAATATTTTGTATACAATGATGGAAACTGAAAAAGTACATCCTCAATATATTGAAAAATGTAACATGGCTAATGAATTATGGTTGCCTACCGATTGGTGCATAGAAAAATTTAAAGAAAGCGGTGCTCGTTCAAAGATTTATAAGATGCCAATAGGAGTTGATTTTGAGAATTATGTCGAAGGTAAACCTCCAGTAACGTTTGGTGGCAAAGAGAATGGCTTTATATTCTTAACGGTATTTGGTTGGAGTCTTCGTAAGGGTTATGATATACTTTTACAGTCTTATTATGAGGAATTTTCTAAAAATGATGATGTAACTCTTGTTATATGTAGTAGATTTGCTGGCAAGACTGATAAAACATCAAAACAAGTAATTAAAGATAATATTAAGACAATAGAACAATCTGTTAAAAAATTAAATAAACCAAAACCTCCACTCTTAATAGCTGATGTTATACCAGAGAAGATGATGGGAAGTTTATATAATTCTGCTCATGCATACATATGCATTTCTAGGGGTGAGGGATTTGGCATGCCTTTTTGCGAGGCCAGTTTATGTGGTTTACCTGTTATAGCTTCTAATTATTCTGGACAGAAAGATTTTCTTAATTATGATAATTCATTTTTAGTGGAACCGGAAGGATGTCAAGTAAATCCAGGGGCAGAATGGGTTTCATATTATTATACTGATATGCCAATGGCTTATTTTGGTAGAGATTCTATTGATCAAACAAGGGCACATATGAGATATGTATATGAAAATTATGCGCTTGCAAAGGATAGAAATAGGAAATTACAGAAGTTTATAAAAGAAAACTATGATTGGAATAAATGTGTTAACAGGATGTACGATAGATTAAAAATAATCTATTCAGAAATTAAACATAGAGGTGAAAAATGAAGCCTTTCGTTCTTTTAGATATTGATACAATGGAATTAATTTTAGTAATAAAAAATACCGTTAAAAGAATAAAAGTATCAGAATTGGATGGTGCTGAAGATTTTATAGACGAATTTTATAGACATTTTAAAGAAATGAATTTTGTCCCAAAATATAACATAATGAACAGAAAAGAATTTGTCGATCTTGTGGCCGGTTTGAAAAATATGAAAAAAGCAGAAATAGTAGAAGAAGATTTGCCTCTTATAGAACATAAAATTATTGAGAGAAATCAGATCTTAGAAGAAGAAAATACTAATGAAAATGCAACATTAGTAAGATCGAATACTGACAGAAAAATATCTATAGATGATTTACAGATGCGTTTTGACGAACCTTATGATTATTATGACTTGTCTGTTTTTGATAAAGAACGAATAGATAAATCGAACCAGCTTAAATTTTTTCTTGATAGAAAAATGTTAGTTATGACAACTATGGATGAAATTACAAAAATTAGAGGAAAGCTTATTGCTAAAAAAGAGCAGGAGAAAAGGGAAAGACAGGAAAATCTTATCGTTAATCGAAAAGAGGTTATGGGTGAAGAGGAAGGAATATTGATAAGTTCAGATGATTATAGAAATGCTGATACAAATATGTCTGGAGGAATGAATTCAGGAAATGTATCAAGTGAAGAAATGTCAGAAGCAAAGGTTGCTATTGCAGACATGTTTTCATCTGGTGTTGCGGTTGATGGCGATGAATCAAAGAGTATTGATGAACTTTTAAGGAGGGCATAATGAATGTGTCATTTATAACGATTCGATTAAATTTTTTGGGATCTATGCTATAACTCAAAGAGATATAGACAACGTTCAAAAACAACTTTCACAGTTAAATAATGATACTGACCTTATTATTGCAACTAAAAATCATTTTGATTTTTTTCCTATAAAAAAAGGAAACTTATATAATAACATCGAATATATTGAAGGAATTAACGAACAAACATGCGAACATAGTGCAAGAGATGTGTTTGATTATAACGATTTGATAAATTATTTTGAATAAAAGGGAGAATAAAAATGAATGATAGAGAAATTGATGAAAAAGATGCTATAACTGGTACCGTTTACCAAGAAACTCTCTCTGCTATGAAGAGAATTTTAGATTTAGGAGAATTTAAAATTGGTGCATCAAATTCTAGAGATTTTGCATTTTTTAAGAGAGAAGTTATGGACAGTATTTATAGTTCATTAAAAAATATTTTTAAAGAGTTAGAGACAGATGGTTTGGTTCAAGAGTGCCCATATTGCAGCGCTGATTTAAGAAAAGGATGGAAACCTTGTGTTTGTAGGGGTTCTGGTTATGTCTCAGCTCAATAATTTATAACGTCATAAAGGATATAATAAAATGGAAAAAGACGACAATATTCTTAAGATAGCCAGTGATTTAGATTCCAAAAAAATGTATTCTTTTGCGAATCGTCTTACTAATATTTTTGATGAGATGTCTGTGGTAGATACTAAGGAAAAATATAAGATTGTTGATAAAAAGTATAGAACATTTTTATCTGACCTTAAAGAAGCTGACTCAGATATGCATGATAGACTTACTAAAACATCATTTAGATGGTGGGATCGTATGGGGGATTGGTTTACAGGGAAGACAAAAGGAGAAGATTATAGACGAGACAGAATTCAAGATAGAGTTACAAAAGATACACGTGGTCCAGAAAATAAACCTACTACTTCTATAGGAACTTATAAAAGCATCATACAAAAATTACAAGATAATCGAGTTGAAGATGCTGTAAAAGCATTTTCTCAGACTATTGGAAAATTTGCAGATAGTATGAAAAATGCAGAAAGTCAAGGACAGAGAGCAATTGGCTTTGCTAAATCTATTCAAACTAATATGGCAAAAATAGCAAGTAATTATAAAAAAGCTAGACAACCAGATGCCGCTCTTTTAGTTGAAGATATGACTAAACCAGTAAGTCAACAATTAAATGCTGTTTTGGAACAACTTAACGCTCCGAGATTTGATGGTACATATTCACAGGGCATGAAAAATGCTTCCACTATTTTCCCTGAAACTTATAATAAAGTTAAAGAAGATGCCGCTAAAGGATATATACCAGAAGATGAAACTTTAGATTGGGGAGATTATTTAGATTCTGATGGCGATGGTATTCCTGACTCTCAGGAACCAGATGCGGTTCCGCCAACAGGTGGAGAACCCGTAGATGCGGGAGAAACTGGAACTGTTACAAGAATGACTCCAGAAGAAACGGCTGAAGTCAACGCTGATCAAGGCGTTATTAATGCTCCAAAACAGTTGGGGACTGGTGGTGCGCTAATTACAACACCAAAACAAGAGGCTCAAAAACTTCTTGAGCAAGGAAGGCAGACGCAAAATACTGCTACCGTTACTCCATATTTACAAAGATTAGTTGATGATGCTTATAATAATAATAATCAAGAATCTTTAGATAAGGCTATGGAAATTATGTATCATATGAAA